ATGTGCTTGTACTGTACGAGCAAGTCACATACAGTCCTGCACATGAGAACCCCAGTGGATCCCCAGCGACTCACGCGCCGCCGGGTCAAAGCGGGTCTCAGCCAGAACGATCTGGCTGAGGCGATAGGGGTCAGCAAGCAGCTCGTGTCCGCCGTAAGCCTCGGCAAGGCGAGCTTCTCCCCCCGGAAGCTCGCCACCGTCGCCGACGTGCTCGGCTGCGACATCGAGGACCTGCTGCCTGTCGACGAAGCCCGTGACCGCGTCCGGCAGTTCGTGGACCTCGTGTCGGTCGGCACGGTGACGGTCGGCCCTCAGGACCTCGGCAAAGTCGCAGAGATCCTCGGATGCGACCTCGCCGACCTCCCGGCAGAAGACCTCGCCACCGTCGCCGGCGTGCTCGGCTGCGACATCAAGGACCTGCTGCCGGAGGAAGACACCGAACCGGCCGGCATCGCGCGGAGGACAGTCTGATGCCCGGGCGGATATGCCGCACCGAGGAAGAGGCGTTCCAGGCTGGCTGGTCCGAGACCTGCGACCACGACCTCGACCCGGCGGAGTGCCCCGCCTGCGGGCTCACCGGCACAGAGATCGCGCGACTCGCCGTCCTGCTCGGCCACTTGGCCCCAACGGCGCCAGCCGGACAGGCAGCGGCCTGATGCGCTCCGCCGTCGACGTCGTCTGCCGCTGGGTCTGCGGGACATGCGGCCATCGCAACCCGGTCTTCCGGTTCGAGTGCCGCCGTTGCCGAACCCCACGGCCCTGAAAGCAATGAGGGCCCGCCGTGCACCCGGCGGACCCTCGGCCCACCGCCCATCACCCTGAGACAGAACGAGGTGGACCCGATGCGCAACAGCATCGCACACACCGCACCACCCCCGGCGGCGGCGACGTACACCCCTCCGCTCGACGTCGCCCGCGCCCAGGCCCGGCGCGTCCTCGGCGAGGCGGACGCCCTCGACCTCGACATCACCGGATCCTTCGAGCTCGCCGGACGGTACGGCGAGCTGTGTGAGGCCCTGCGCCAGGTCCTGGCCGCCTTCGACGCCGAGTACGTGCGTCATGCCTGAGCCGATGGACGCCGACTACCTGCGCACGACGCAGCAGATCGTCGCGGCCGTCCCCAACGGCCCCTGGGAGCCCGTCCCCAACGACTACGGGATGCCCGACGCGCTGGGCCCCATCAGCTTCCTGGAGTGCTTCGACGACACCGTGCACCTGGCCGTCATCGAGTTCGTCCGGCATGCCCGAGAGGCCCTGCCCCGGTATGTCGGCGAGGTCTCCCGCCAGCGCAACGAGATCCGCATCCTCAAGGCCCGCATCAGCCAGCTCGAGCGCGCGAACGGCGGTGCGCACCATGGCCGGTAGAAGGTACGCCTTCCCGTGGGCCCGCACGCTGCCGGCCGAGCAGCTCGGCGAGTTCCTCGAAGAGCTGTGGGCGGCCGCGTCCGGCGAGACCGGTATGGCCACCCTCGACGCGGTGGAGAAGGTCATCGCCGCCCACCGCCCGAGGCGCCCGCCGTCCCCGCTCACGGAGCGGGAGGCGGAGGTCCTCACCCTGCTGGCGCAGGGCCTGACGTACCGGCAGACCGCCCACACGCTCACGCTCAGCCTGAACACCGTGCGGATCCTCTGCGGCAGGGCCTTCAGCAAGGTCGGTGCGCGCGGGGCGGCACAGGCAGTCGCTGTCGCCGTGCACTACGGGTGGATCACCGCCGCCGGCCTCCCCGGCGAGCCCAGGCCCGCACCCGCAAAAGGCACCCCCAACTGGCAGAAGCTGTACGCCCAGGTCGCCGAACAGCTACGCCGGGACCCGGACGGATTCATCGACATCGGCCCGTACGCGCAGCGCAACTCCACCCAGAAGGCGAGCCGGCGCATCAACAAGGGCCTGCTCGCCCCCTTCGCCCCCGCCGGCGCCTTCCATGCCCGCTCCGTCCGCGACGCCGACAGGCGCTGGGTGCTGCGCGTCCACTACGTCGGCGACCCCGCCCCTACGGAGGCCCCCCGATGAGCACCTTCAGGTATGCGGTCGTCACCCCGGACGGCACGCTCACCCACCACGACGGCCGCCTCGACTGGGAGGCGCTCGTCGGCCCCGAGGGCAAGGCCCGCATCAGCCTGCCCGGCGTCGCCGCGGCCGGCTGGGCCAACGACTGCGGCCTGCTCTACCCGAAGCGCTACCCGTACAACGAGGTGGCCTCCTGCCTGCTTGCCGTGCTCGGCGCTGCGGTCCAGCCCTACCACGGCAGCATCGTCTTCACCGGCTGGAACCCGGCCAACACCGCGCGCGGCCTGATCGAGATCGAACCGCTGCCGCAGCCGGTGACCGTCCTGGACACCGTGCACGGCGGCGTCCTCAAGGCCCTCGCCGGACAGACCCCGCGCGACTTCTCCCCCTCGTGGGCCGAGTCGGTCCGCGAGATCGCCGAGCACTGCCGCACCGCCCACACCCCCGGCATCACGATCCGGACGGTGAGGCTGCCGTGACCACCATGGTCAACGTCGCGTTCGAAGTGCCTGCGCACGATGCCCTCCGCGGCGTCACGTCCCGGCAGGCTTTCGCCGACGCCCTTCGGGCCCGCACCGGTGAGTGGGCCCTGCTCGGCAAGTACTCCACGCAAGGCGCGATGCGGCAGGCGGCGCACGAACTCCGTGTCGCCCAGGCCCCGAAGGACCGGCCGTTCGCACCCTCCGGCTCGTTCGAAGCCGAGTCGCACACCATGTTCGGCGAGTACCGCGTGTACGTCCGCCACGTGGGCCAGAGCACTGCGCGCACCTCCGGCGAGGTGACCGGCCCGTGAAGACCGCCCGCCCGACGTTCACGTCGTCCGCCGCCATCGTGCGCGCTCCCGGCGCTGCGGAAGCGAAGGCAGGGGAGGGGTGCTCTCTCCGTGCCGCCCCTGTGAGCCTGCCTGCGTCGGGCGGGCCCCAGACCGTCCGCCCGGAGTCAACGTCACCCGCCGGCGTCCTCAGCGCCGAGCCGGGATCCAAGGCGGCAGAGGAGTTGATCGACTCTGCTCCGGTGACGCCGCCTGCTCCGGGCGGACCCCAGACCACCCGTACGGCGTCAACATCACCTGCCGTCGCCTGTCCGACCAGCGGCATGGCGGGAGTGAAGGCCGAAGAGGCGCCGCCACTTTCCGGCGCCGAAGACCCGGCCTGCGCCGTACGGGACCGCGACCGGGCCGGAGGCCCCCGTCTCACCCTCCGGCCCGGTCACCCAGACCAGCAAGACACAGGAGCACTTCCCGTGAGCGAACACGAGTCCGGGCCGAAGAAGCGCTGCGTCGGCAGGCCGCGCAAGCCGATCGCGCACGGCACCTACCGGGGCGCCCGCCAGCACCGGTACCGCAAGGAGCCGCTGTGCCGGCCGTGCCTCGACGCCGAGAACGCCTACCAGCGCGCGTGGTACGCCCGGAACCCGGACAAGCGGCGGGTGCGCAGACAGACGCAGTACCTGACCGAGGAGGAGTGGCAGGCGCGCGTCGCCGCCCGCCGGGAGGGCGGTGCAGCGTGACCGGCTTCCGTGTCCTCGGACTCGATCTGTCCATGACCGCGTCGGGCATCTGTCTGCCCGACGGCACCACGAAGACGATCAAGACCGTTCAGAAGGACGGCGACCGGCGTCTCCAGCACATCGTCGACCAGGTCGGCCTGGCCCTCGGCGACGAGGCCGACGGCACCCGTGACGGCTGCGACCTGGTCGTCATGGAGGAGGCGCCGCCCGGCCTCAAGGGACCGGCGATCAAGGCCATCCACATGGTCCACGGCGCCGTGAGGCTCCGGCTGATCGACTTCGGCACCCCCTACGCCGTGATCAACCCGACGGTCCTCAAGGCGTACGCCACCGGCAGCACCTCCGCGGACAAGACGGCGATGGCCATGGCCGCGTACAAGCGCACCGGCCGTGAGTTCGCCGACAGCGACCAGTGCGACGCCGCCTGGCTGCGATGGGCCGGCCTCGACTGGCTCGGCCGCCCCGAGTTCTCGCTGCCCGCCGCCCAGCGCGACCGGCTCACCAGGGCCACCTGGCCCGTCCCGAAAGGCAATCCGTCGTGACTCAACTGAAGTTCGAATCCAAGGTGTCCGCTTCGGCGCAGGAGGCGCTCGAGCCGCATGTCCGCCCCGTGTACTCCACGCCCGCCGCGCGCCGTCTCTTCATCGGCGAGTTCGCCGCGACCGAGCGCATGGAGCCCGCGCCCGGGTCGGAGAAGGAGCCGTCGGTCCGGGTCCGCATCGTCGCCCTGGAGCTGCCGAACGAGTCGCAGGAAGGCTACGTCCGGGAGGCGCTGCGGTTCCTGCACTTGCAGCGGACGGCCCGCGGAACCCTCGACGAGGACGGTCAGCTCGAGCTGGACGAGGACACGCTGCGCCTGACCGGCGGGCAGCTCGCCTACCTCGAGACCGCCCGCCTGCGGGCCGCGCTCGGCCACTGGGCGTCGTACGCCCGGCGCGTCCTGCACACCTCGAACCTGACGGTCTCCGAGGTGATGCACGAGATGAAGACCGTCGCCGACGGCCTGACCGCCGGCCTCGACGGCGCCCTCGGCGACGGAGGCGAGTGACCCATGGCGGCTCCTAACGCGATTCCCAGGCTCCACAGTGGGGTGGCATTCCGTTCCTCCCTCGAAGCCGACTGGGCCGCAACGCTGGAAAGCCTCGGCATCAAGTGGGAGTACGAACCTCGCTATTTCACGCTCCCTTCCGGGGATCGCTACGTTCCCGACTTTCACCTGCCAGAGATCGGAACGTGGATCGAGGTGAAAGGCCCCGGGGTCCCGCGCATTGAGAAGCCGTACCGTCTTGCTAACTATTTGGCTTGCCGATGCGTAGGAGTCTGCCGCTGCGCATGGGCGGGCGGCGAAATCGTGCTGATCGGCCATCCAGCCCGCGAAATGGCAGACATGCACTCAGGTTCCATGAACTGGCAGGACACTCTCGCAGTGAATTGCCTGCTGGGAAAGTGCGCGGGTTGCGGATCCCATTCATGGGTACGGCCGAGCCTGTCCCTCGCGTGCCGCCGCTGCTCGCCTCGCGCGCGAGGGATCTGTCATTTCAATCACCTCTTCGGCCCCGGCGAGATTGCGTTCCGCCGCGCCTACCGATCCGAATTCACCATCGCGAGGGATCCGGCGAGACCTTGATCTGCTGCTGACCTGCCCCCACCCTGCTCGCCCCTGAGAGGAGGTGACCCCCATGCCCCAACGCGTCCGTGTCCCGCTCCGCGTGATCGTCGGCTCGTACAGCGACTGCGTGCTACCCGTGTACGTCAAGGTCGCGGCGCTCATGCGGCGCGAGACAGGCTGCGAGGCCGGGGTCGCCTACCTCGCCGGTCTCCTGGGGGTCGGCCGGTCCACGATCGAGCGGGCGTTCACGGAGATGATGCGCCCGGACCCCGTGGACGACGTCGTCGAGCTGATCAGCGACCGGCGCACGTGGGAAGTCAGCGGCACCGGCCGTACCGCGGCGCGCTGGATACGCAAGGTGTCCCGGTCCGAGCACGGCGCCTGGGTGCCGACACGGGCCGCCGAGGCCCTCAACTCCCGTGAACTGCGCTGCTACGCCGCGATCAGCTACGCCACCGCGGTGGGCCAGGAAATCACCCTGGCCGAACTGGCGCGCGTCCTGCGGAACCGGTCCGGCAAGAAGGCCGGCCAGGCACTCAACGTTCGCTCGGTGCGCCGGATCCTGCGGAACCTGGAGGACCTGGGCTGGATCGGCGTCGAGCGCCGGGCCGGATTCCGGGGCCGCCACCACTACACCGTGTACGACGAGCCGGTCCAGGCCGCGCTGACCGCGGACACTGAAGAGGGATCGGCTGGGGATCTTGGTGAGGGGTCCCTCGCGTATAAGGAACACCACCAGACTGACTCACCGGAAGAACCGCCGGCCGGTGGTTCCATCCGCCGCAGGCGAACCTCAGGCAGTAGCGCGGGCGAGGACCTCGTCCCGCTCCCGCCGCAGAAGCGCCGACCGTACGGCGGGCCGCGCCTGACGTTCGCTCCGCGGATGTGGGCAGTGCTCCGGAAGGTGATCGAGCCGGTGGCGCCCCTGCTGCCGAGCCTGACGCCCTGGGAGACCGACGCACTGTGGCGGGAGATCGCCCGCCAGCTCGACGAGGGCCAGGAACCCGAACGGCTGCGCGCCCGGCTGGAGTACCGGTTCGCGTCCACCAGGACCATCCAGACCCCGGCGCGCTGGCTCCTCGGCCCCGCCCTCAAGCGCAACGGCTGCGGGCTGACCGCGTGTGAGTCGGGCCGGATCTGGCACACCGGCGTCCGCTGCGATGTCTGCGCCGAACTGCGCGCCGCCGGTGACCTCCGGCCGCCCGCCTGGCATCCGTCGGCCCGCCGCCCCGAGCCGCCCGGCCACCGCAGCCGCTGGCACGAATGCGACGCCTGCCGCGCCCCGTCGCGAACCCCGCTCCCGGACGGCGTCTGCCGGGCCTGCCGCCCGCCCGAGCCCCTGACCCTGCTGAGGAGGTGGCAGTCATGACCGACGACACCGGCGTCCCCCGCCCGGCCACCGGCCCGCTGCTCGCCCTGGCCGCAGCCGCCCGACCGGACTGGTCACCCGACCACCTGCGCGACGTCCTCGCACAGATCCGCTGCCGGGAGGACATCTCCTTCGGCCGCCTCCTCGTCGCCGTGGCCCAACTGATCGCCGACCCGCAGGCCGAACCCCCCGACCTGCTGGCCGGCGGCCAGGAGCCCTGGCGCCACAGCCGCCGCCCACCGGGCCCCGAGACCTACCAGCGCGGTGCCGCAGCCGCCCGGGCGGCGAACGCCGCCGCACGAGCGGCACAGCACCACAACCCCGAATCCGACTGCTCCTGAAGGGAGGCGATGGCGATGGCAACGCTGCACATCAGCCGTCGCACCACCCCGCGCCACCCGCGCACCGGCCTCCGCGAACGCTGGGCCGCCTTCACACTGCGGCACTCCCGCCGCGCGCAGGCCGCCTACTTCGCCGAGCTGCACGACGCACTGCCCCTCGACGACCCGGACCGGCACGCCCTGGACGCCCCGGCCCTCGAGGCCGCGTTCGCCCAACTCGCCGCCGACCACCCCGAGACGACCCCCGCCGACCGCGCGCAGGCCGCCCGCGACGCCGACCGCGAAACCCTGCTCCTCGCCGTCTGCGACCGCTGGTTCCGCGACGCCCACGCCGGCCCCGAGCACCGCTGGAGCCCCGCAACGCTCGCCGCCTACAACCGGCTCATGGCCGACGTCCACGGCTGCTTCCACCCCGGCGGTGAGGCATGAGCACCCAGACCGAGTTCACCGTGGACGCCGCGAAGAAGCGGGCGCTGCGCGAACAGCTCTACACCCTGGTCGGACGCGCGGTGCGCGAGATCCGCCTCACCCGCGTGAACTGGCCGGACGGCTACCGGTGGGTGGCCATGGCGGTCGGCGTCGGCGGCAAGGAGGTCCCGCTGCGCGAAGGCGGCCTCCACCACGTTGCGGCCCTCATCCTGCGCGACGCTTTCCCCCACGCGAACTGGACCCGCGCGCAGGACTACGACGTCACCACCGGGATCCTGCGCGAGCACCTCGTGCGGACCCCGGCCAGTCTGCGCGGTGAGCGCCGGTGAAACGCCACACGGCCAGGTCGGAGACCGACCACCAGCACGCCGCCTCCCAGGCCAGGCAGATGCCCGGCCAGTGGGTGCTCGCCGGACGGTACGGCAGCGGGGCCAGCGCCACGTCGGCCGCACTCCAGGTGCGCACCGCCGAGAAGCTGCCCGCCTACCGGCCGCCCGGCTCCTTCGAAGGTCGGGCCCGGCTGACCGAGGACGGCGCCGACCTGTGGGTCCGCTACCTGGACCGGGCCGCCCGCGACTTCCGCGACTCCGTCGCCGGCGGGCTCACCGAGTCCTTCGACCACTTCTCCCGCCGCCTCGACGCGGCCGCCACCGCCACCCGGAGGACCTGATGGGTCTCGACTTCATCCACACCGGCGTCCGCCGCCTGCGCACTCTCATCACCGACGCGGAGGTCCGCCGCCTGCGCGCGCAGCTCGCCGCCGCCGTCGACCGTGCACGCCGCCTCGACGAGCAGCTCGCCGCACTCCAGGCCGCCAACGAGGGCGCCTACAGGGAGCTGCGGCAGGCGACCGGCGGCCCGCGCTTCGACACGTCGCAGCCCTTCGGGCAGATCCCGGCGACGAGAGGCGGCGTCCAGTGATCGCCTCCTTTCTCCTCGTCCTCGGCGTGGGCGGCACGGCCGCGGTCGTCTACGCCGTGGCCCCCGCCGGTCGGGGCCTGCACCGCTACGTGGTGCCCCGCTCCCGGCTGCGCGCCGACCTCGCCCGCGCCGAGCGCCAGGCCGAAGAGCTGACGTCGAATCTGGTCGGCCTGGCCGCCGAACTCGACGCCGTGACGGGCGAGCGGGACCAGGCCCTGGCGCTGCTCGGAAAGGCGGAGCAGCTCGTCAAGGACTGCGAGGCCGACGCGAAGCAACTGCGGGAGGCGCACCAGGCGCTGAAGGCGCGGCTGGCCAACGCCACGGCCATCCGGCCCCTGGCGGCGGTGGTGCCGCTGACGCCCCCGGCCACACCGGTGCCGTCGTCGGTGGTCGTGCCCCTGCATGCGGCGCCGCTGACGCCCGGCCCGGCCGCCGAGCCGAGCTGACCCCAGACCCCGCCTGCCGCCGGGATGACACAGGCCCGGCGGCGGGCGGCCCAACCCAAGGAGAACCACATGCTGTTCAGCAGGAAATCCGACCGGCCAACCCCGCCCGCGCCTCCGCGACCGGCACCGGCGGAGCCGCTCGTCGGCGTGCCGGCCGGGCTCGTCTCCCTCGCGAAGACGGCCGCCGCGTCACTGGAGAAGCACGGCGCCGCAGAGCGGCGGGCGGCCGTCTATCTGGTGGTCGACCGCTCCGGTTCCATGGCCGACTACTTCCGTGACGGCAGCGTGCAGCATCTCGCCGACCGGGTCCTCGGGCTCTGCGTCAATCTGGACGACGACGGCGCGGTCCCGCTCGTCTTCTTCGACAGCCGTCCGTACCCGATCGTCGACATCTGCCTCGACCAGTACGAGGGCGTCGTGGCGCGCCAGCACCAGTTCCACGGCGGCGAGCACACGATGGGCGGTACCCGGTACACCCTCGCGATGAGGGCGGTCATCGATCACTACCTGGCGTCCGAGGCCGGAGACCCGGCGCTCGTCGTCTTCCAGACCGACGGCGCACCGCAGGACGAGGAGGCGACCCGCCTCGAACTCGCCCGGGCGTCCAAGCTGCCCCTCTTCTGGTCCTTCGTCGGTTTCGGCCCGCACCGGGTGCCGTTCCTGAGGCAACTGGACACGCTGGGCGGCCGGGCCGTCGACAACGCCGCGTACTTCCACGCCGGCGCAGACCCGATGAGCGTCCCCGACGCCGACCTCTACGACGGCATCACCGCGGAGTACGGCACCTGGCTGGCCGCAGCCCGTACGAAGGGAATCCTGGCGTGAAGCGTCCCGCCCGCGCACTCGCGGCCGCCGTCGCCGCCCTCACTCTCCTGGCGCTGGCCGGGTGCAGCTCCAAGTACAGCGAGCCCTTCAAGGACGCGCCCCGCTCCGGCAAGGACAACGGTTCCCCAGCCGACCTGATCCGCATGCCCGACGGCTTCTCCAACGCGGCGACCAAGTGCGACCACGGCAATCGCCTCTACATCGCCTACCACGGCGACTCGCCGTACGCCGCGATCGCCGTCGTCCCCCAAGACCCCACCTGCACCTGACCCCCCGGCAGGTGTCCGGCGCCGGGCCCCGTCCCCGGCCCGGTGCCCCCACCTCCATCTGGAGAACGCCATGAAGAAGCCCACCATCATCACGCAGCGGCTGACCACGACCACGCTCATCGAGGTCGTGGCCGCAGACCTCGACACCACGCCCGCCCAGGTCCGCGACACGATCATCGCGACGTTCGACGCCATCGCCCGCGCCGCCGTCGCCGGTCACGACGTCTCGGTCACCAACTTCGGCACCTGGTTCGCCTACCGCACCGCGGCACGCCAGGCCCGCAACCCGCAGAACGGCGAGCCGGTCCCCATGCCCGCGCACAACAAGACCCGCTTCCGGGTCAGCCCGCACCTGGCCGCCGCCGTCCGCCGCGGCGACCGCACCGTCACCATCCGCAAGGCGCCCCAAGGCGCGAAGGCCGCCGGTCGGTGACCCATGGCCTACACCGGATCCGTACCCGACATCCGCCACAGCCACTACGAGTGGATGGCCCGCGCCGCCTGCGCCGACGAACGCGCCGTCTTCGACGACATCGAGCGCGAGCACGAAGCACGCACCATCTGCATCGTCCGCTGCCCGGTCCGCTCCGAATGCCTCGCCTACACGAAAGAGTCCGAGGCCGGCCTGCACAAGGACAACCGTGAATCGGTCGCCGCCGGCCTCACCCCCACCGAGCGGTTCCGCCTCGACCGCAAGGCGGCGCGCCGGGCGGACGACCCCGCCCGGGTCGCCCTGAGCGGCCACGAACGGTGCGGTACGTATCAGGCGCTGCTCAGGCATCTGTGGCTGGACGAGCCGGTCGATCCGAAGTGCTGGACGGGCAAGCTGCTGCGCGACCGCGGCATGCTCGGCCTCGTCTCGCAGCGGGAGACGGCGCGTACCCAGCTCGCCGCCGAAGCCACCGCCGGGCAGCCCGCGCCCGCCGGTACGGACAGCGGCCGGAGCCCGCGGAAACAGCCCCCGGTGAAGGGCTCCACCCCGCACGAGCGGCGCGTGTACCGCCTGTGGTCGGAAGGGCTCGACGACCTCCAGATCGCCCGCCGGATGGCCCTCAGCACCACGCAGGTGCAGCGCGTCCGCGAGCGGCTCGGCCTGCTCGCCCACAAGAGACCGGCATGACGCGCCCGCCCTCTCCTCAACCGCTTCGAACTCCCGGAGTCCCCATGCCCTCTCTCGGCACTATCGGCATGACGGTGGCGCTGCTCGCCTTCGCAGGAGTCCTCAGCCGGCGCCTCACCGATCGCCAGGCGGATGGACTGCTCGGGGTGGGCAACGGCCTGTGCGGCTGGGACGCCATCCGTTCCGGCGTCTGGCCCGTCGCCCTGGTGAACGGGGCCGTCTGCGCGGTGTGCCTGTGGCGGTGGTGGTCCGGCGGCGGAGGCGACGGCACCCGCCGCAGACTCCGCCGCCTGGCCCGCCGGTTCCAGGGCGTCCGCCGTACCGCACCCGCCACCGCATGAAAGGCAGCACCCCCGTGTCCCCGATCGCCATCGCCGCGTTCACCGTCGGCGCGGCCGCGTTCCTCACGGCCGTCTTCTTCGGCCTGCCCGACAGTTGGTTCTGCGGCCTCCTGGCCCTCGCCGCCGTCCTCGGGTCCGCCGACACCGCGTACCGCGACCTCACCGGCTGGACCGTCGGCCTCCTCGCCCTCGCCGTCGCACTGTCCGGGGCAGCCCTCCACGCCGCGCTCCGGCCCCGCCGGGAGCGAGGACGGCCATGACACCCGTCCAGACCTGCACCATCGCCGTGATCGGCGGCCAGAGCGCCGCCGCCGGCCTCCTGGCCTTCGTCTTCCTCTGCTTCGCCGTCCACGCCGCCCTCGGCCGGATCGCCGACCTCCGCGAACGGCGCACAGCGCGCCGGGAACGGCGCCGCACCCTCGCCACCTGCCGGGCCATCGAACGGCTCGGCACCACCAACCACCCCACGGAGTAGTCCCATGTCCGACCAGCTCGCCCGCACCGGAACGGCCGGAGCCCTCGTCATCGGCGGGGTCGCCGTCACCGGCTGGTACCTGCTGGCCGCCGCCCTCGCCGTCGTCACCGTCGGCGCCCTGTGCATCCGCGCCGGCTTCCGCCGCGGCCGGAAGGCCGGCGACCGGTGACCATGCGACCCCTCACCGCCCACCGGCACCGCTCCGGAGTACTCCTCACCGGCGCCATATGCCTCACCCTGGCCGCCGCATGGGCCGTACACCACGGCGTGCAGGCCGCCCACTACACGGGCCCCGGCGGATCCCGCCTCGCCGCGGTCTGGGCAGCCACCTTCCTGCTGCTGGCCACCCAGACCGTCATGTACCACTGCGAGCGGCCCCGGCGCACCACCAGCCGCGCCCGCCGCCAGCTCGACGCGCTGCACGTGGCAGTACTGCTGCCCGTCTACAACGAAGACCCCGGCTACCTGCGGCTCGGTCTGGAGTCGATGCTCGCCCAGACCCGCCGCCCCGACAGCGTCCACATCGTCGACGACGGCTCCACCAGCAGCACCTACGGCGACGTGCGCGCCTGGTGGACCCAGGCCGCACGGATCGCCGGCATCGCCACCACCTGGCAGCGCACCCCCAACGGCGGCAAGCGCCACGCGCAGGCCGCCGCCGTCCACGCATCCCCGGACGCGGCCGTGTACGTCACCGTGGACTCCGACTCGTGCCTGGCACCCAACGCCCTCGAGGAACTGCTGCTGCCGTTCGCGAAAGCCCGGGTGCAGTCCGTCGCGGGAATCGTCCTCGCCACGAACGCCCGCCGGAACCTCCTCACCCGCGTCACCGACCTGTGGTTCACGACCGGCCAGCTCACCGACCGCTCCGCCCTGTCCGCGACCGGCTCGGTCCTCGTCAACTCCGGCCCGCTGGCCGCCTACCGGGCCCCCGTCGTCCGCGACAACCTCAACTCCTACCTGAACGAGCGCTTCATGGGCCGCCCGGTGATGTTCTCCGACGACTCCCTGCTCACCCTGTACGCGCTCCTGCGCGGCCGCACGGTCCAGCAGCCGTCCGCCGTCGTGTTCACCGCCCTGCCCGAACGCGCCTCGCACTTCGCCCGCATGTACATGCGCTGGATGCGCGGCTCCACCATCCGCTCCGTGTGGCGCTTCCGCTACCTCCCACTGACCGGCTGGGCGTACTGGGCCCACCTCCTGCGCTGGGTCCAGGTCGCCCTGTCCACCGCGGTCCTCGGCTGGCTGCTCGTCGTCGAGCCCGCCCTGTACGGGCGCACACCGCCCGCCTCGTTCCTGGTGGTGCCCTTCCTCATCGGGTGGGCCCAGGCCCTGCGGTACCTGTCCATCGCCCGCAGCGACGAGCGCCTCGGCGGCCGGCTCGTCACCTGGCTGCTGATGCCGCTCGCCGTGGCCGGCTCGTGGACCGTGCTGCGGGTCATGCGCTGGTACGGCATGGCCACCTGCGCCCGCACCGGCTGGGGCACCCGCCAGAACGGCGCCGAAGTCGCCCTCGACACCCCGGCCTCCGAGCCGGCCGCCCTGCCGGACGACGACACCGTGACACTCCGCCGGCCCCCCGTCGTGAAGCTCCTGGACCCGGAGACCGAGACCACGCTCACCCTGCCCATCCCGCGCCAGCGCACCACCGCGGCCCGGCATGAAGGAGCCATGCGATGACCAGCAGGATCACCCAACTCACCGACCAACAGATCGCGGCCCTCGCTACCACCCGCGACGCCTGGCTCGCCCACGGCCTCGCCACAGGACCCGCCGACCGGCCGGAGGCCGAAGCAGGCGTCGCGGAGGCGTACCGCGCCGCAGGACTGGAACCGCCGCAGACGGTGATCTGGCTGAACTCGCCGATGGCCGGCGCGATCGGGGCATGGATGCTGACAACCGCACGGGACCAGGTCCGGGACCAGGTCGGGGACCAGGTCCGGGGCCAGGTCGGGGACCAGGTCGGGGACCAGGTCGGGGACCAGGTCGGGGACCAGGTCGGGGACCAGGTCGGGGACCAGGTCTGGGACCAGGTCCGGGACCAGGTCCGGGACCAGGTCCGGGACCAGGTCCGGGACCAGGTCTGGGACCAGGTCCGGGACCAGGTCTGGGGCCAGGTCGGGGACCAGGTCTGGGACCAGGTCCGGGACCAGGTCCGGGACCAGGTCTGGGACCAGGTCTGGGACCAGGTCTGGGACCAGGTCCGGGACCAGGTCCGGGACCAGGTCTGGGGCCAGGTCGGGGACCAGGTCCGGGACCAGGTCTGGGACCAGGTCCGGGACCAGGTCGGGGACCAGGTCCGGGACCAGGTCCGGGACCAGGTCCGGGAAGCCGTATTCGGCCAGCACGACGCCGGCTGGCTCGCCTTCTACGACTACTTCCGCACCCACTGCACCATCCAGGACGCCGACCGCCTCGCCGGAATGATGCGCGTCGCGCGCTCCGCGGGCTGGTGGTGGCCCTTCCAGAACGCGGTCATCCTCACCGAACGCCCGACCGTGCTGCACCGCGACGGGCAGGCGCGCCTGCACTGCGAGGACGGCCCCGCGCTCGCCTACCCGGACGGCTTCAGCGTCTGGGCCTGGCATGGCGTGCGCGTCCCCCGATCCCTGATCGAGACCGACTGGTCTCTCAAGCAGATCTTTGACGAGCCCAACGCGGAGATTCGCCGCTGCGCCATCGAGCGTCTCGGCTGGGACCGGTTCATCCAGGACTCCGGGCTCCGCAAGATCGCCTCCGCGCCGGACCCCGGCAACCACCCCTATCACCTCGCCCTCTACGACCTTCCCGAGGGACTCGATGACCTCTACGAGGAGCCCGCCCGCATCCTCCTGTGTGTCAACGGCAGCCCCGAACCCGACGGCGAGCACCGTCGGTTCGGCCTCCCCGTCCCCGCACACCACACCGACCCCATCGCGGCCGCCGCCGAGATGTACGGCATGCCCACAGCCGCCTACCAGCAGCTCGAAGTCCGCCGCTAACCCACCGAAAGGCACCATCATGATCACCCTGTCCGAGCTGGAGACCCTGGCCGCCACCCGCGTCCTCGACCACCTCGACCGCCAGGCCACCCTGCCCGTCGTCACCCGCGCCGCCTGCCAGGGCGACGTCAGCGTCCTCCGCGTCACCACCCCGCCCGCCACCACCGCCCTGCCGCAGGCCGGCTACCCGGTCGTCCGGGGCGAGGCCGGCGGCAACACGCACAGCCTCCACGCTGCACCCGGCGCCGGCGTGTGCTTCACCCCGGCCGACGGCCGCGGCGACGAGCTGGTCCTCGGCACGCTCACCGTCCCCGAGGGCGCGGAGGCGTACCTGCTCCACCCGGAGCACGGGGGAATGGCCATCGCCCCCGGCACCTACCGCATCGGCCGCCAGCGGGAGTGGGCGGGCGCGTGGCGCACGGTCGCCGACTGATCCACCGGTGAACGCCTGAACCGGCGGCCACTCAGGGCACGGCCCCCTACCCGCGGGGGCCGTGCCCGACAGGACGAAAGGAACCATCGCTATGACCCGACTCGCCCCGAACCCGCACAGCCCCTACGCCGACGCAGACCCGCAGCACCGGCACATCTTTCCGTCGCCCGTGTTTCTGCCCGAGCCGGTGGCCGGCGTCCTCGCCCTGACCGCCTGCGAGGCCATGGCTGTCGTCCCCGAGGAACTCTTGAAGACCGGTCCGGACGCCGCGCTGCCCGAGGGGCTGTGCCCGGACTGCGTGCACGTCATGCAGGGCGGCGAACCCCCGCAGCGGCCGCGGTCGCAGTGCGGTGAGTGCGGCACGCGGACCTGGCACGGCGCCCTGTGCGCGCTGTGCCGCCAGGACAAGCACGAAGCGTGGTGGCCCACCCGCGAGACGGCCGCCCGGGCGGCCGGTCCCGAGCATGCCGAGGGGGCGTCGACGTGAGCGACATGGTCTTCGGCCGCCCGTTCGTCCTGCGCAGGGACCGTGACCTGAGTGGCGTGTCCGGCACGGGCATCGTCGCCGACGGCGTCGAGTTCCCCGACGGGCACGCGGTCATCCACTGGCGCGGCAAGTGGGCGCTGACCACCCCGCACCCGGACGGCGTCGCCTCCATCGTCGACATCCACGACCACGGCGGGCAGGGCGACCTCCACATCATCTGGGCCGACGAGTTCGAGGCTGCCCGCCGGGAGCTGATGGTCGACGTCGTGGACGCGTTCGACGTGCCCCCGCAGTGGTGCGGGCCGGAGGCCGAGACCGCGTACCTGCGCCGGGAGGTGGCGCGTGCCGTCCAGGCGGTGCAGGACGGGCGCGCCGCTCCGGTCGAGGCCGGTGACGAGCGGATCGTCGAGGCCGTCATGCCGGTCGTCGGCAAGGTCCTCGAGGAACGGGGCCGCTGGAGGAACCTGGCCGGCCGCGCCTACACGCTGGCGTACCGCTGGCAGGGCGCTCACGGCGCGTCCGCGTTCCTCGTGCGGGCGGCCGGAACGGAGCTGCGCGAGGCGCTGGACGAATCACGAGCCGGACACGGCGATGTCGTCCACTCGGCAGCGCAGCCCCAGGTCACAGACCTGCCGGGGGTGGGCGAGTCCGGGCTCGTGTGCGTGTGCGGCGCCCGGACCGAGTGGACGGAGCACTCCTTCGACCCGGGCTGGATCCACTCGCCCGGCTCGGACACGACGTGCCCGAGTGCGCGGCCGCGCTGCCCTGAGTGCCAGATGCCGCACCGCCTGGTTCCCGGCCGCCCTCCGATGTGCCGGGCTCTCCGGGCGCATGTGGCACCGGACACCTCGGCGGACAACCAGGCGGACAAGAACGGGCCCACAATCCCGAATCACCAGGTCAACGGGGGTGACGAGCCGGACAAGCAGGAGGTCACGGCGGCGACCGGGCCCGTCGTCTGCGACGTCTATCAGCCGCCGACCGACCCGCAGGACACGGGCTTCTACGCCCGCTGCGGGATGTACGACTACAAGCACCGCGCCCAGTCCGCTGAGTCGCTCTGCACCCTCCCGCACGAGATGGAGGCCTGACCTTGATCTGCCGTCCCTGCATGGACGCCGCCGACGGCGCTCCCGGCGCCGAACACTGCGACGAGCCCGCCAACCCGGGCCGCGCCTCCTGGGCTTGCACCTGCCAGCACCGGCCGCCCGTACGCCGCACCGACGCCCCGACGGAGGATGGCCATGCATGACCCGCTGACCGTCGTGTTCGAGATCCGTCGCCCGTGGCCGGAGCGTTCATCTCTCCCGGCTACAGGTGACAAGGGCGTGCGCTGGCGCGTCCGTCTTCACCACGACTGCGGAACCTGGTGCGCCGACGACCCGGCCCACAGCGACGGCGCGTTCCCCTGGTGGAAGCCTTCCAGTTACAGCGCGTTCTGGCGGCTGAAGGGCAGGGACTACTACTTCCCGTCCTTGATCACCGTGTGGCACCACGAGCCCGGCGGACGTGACGGCCTGACCGTGTGCAGCGAACGTGTCCAACGCCGCGACGGCACTTGGAGGCACACGCGCGGCTGGCGCTGGCACATCCACCACTACAGGCTCCAGTTCAGGACCTATCAGCGGCTTCGTCGACGGCTCCTCACCCGCTGCGCCTGGTGCGGCGGACGCAGCCGCAGGGGCGACGCCGTCAATGTCTCCCACCAGTGGCACGGCCCACGGGCCCGCTGGTGGCAGGGCGAAAAGGGGCTGTTCCACCAGGACTGCTCATCGATCAAGCGCGCGCACTCGACCTGTGTGTGCACGCGGCCCGTGCTGGACCACGACGTCTACGGGAAGTGCGCCCGCTGCGGGCTGTTCCGGCCCTTCGGCTTCACCGATGCCAACCTCACGCGGGTACGGGAACTGTCCGCAATCCCGCCCGGCGGCCGCCGCGACACCGCGAAGGGGGCCTGACTGTGGCGCGCCGCATCAGGGCCGCCGCGGTGGAGGACTTCCTCCGCTGCCAGGGCCACGAGTTCTCCGAGTTCGAGGGCGGCGACTGGGACCCCGGCGTACGCGTCGCCCAGGCCGGGCCCCGGCAGGTCAACGTCTTCTGGGACGGGCCGGGCGAGGCCGGCCAGCTCGAGGCCATCACCGCCGAACTGCGCGCGGCCGACTACCACGTCGTCCCCACACAGCAGGACCGTGGCGGCCGCCGGCGCCTGGAGGTGACCTTGCCGTGAGTCTCCTCGCGCACCTGCGCCTCCTCGGCCGTCACCGCAGGACGGCCGTCGTCGGGGGCTACCACTGGCGGTACTGCGGCCACCGCTCACACCGGCTCCGGCTGCCGTGCTGGCGCTGGTTCACCTACGACGGCTACTGCCGCCGTCACAACAACTCCTGCTGGACCGACTGCCCGGAGGCGATCCGCCCGTGAAGCGTGGACCCCAGGCCCGTACGCAAGAGGACGTGAAGGTATCCAGGGCAGTAGGCGCGAATATTCGGCGCCTCCGTGTTGCGCAGGGCCTAAGCGTCACTGCGCTGGCCTCGATGCTCCGCGGGCGTGGGCGCCCGACGCACCCGGCCGTCCTCACGCGGATTGAGACCGGGCAGCACGAATCGGGAAGCCTGCGTGCCGTGACAGTCGATGAACTCGTGGCCATTGCCGAGGCGCTCGGTGTTGCCCCAGTCGCGCTCCTGAACGGACCGAACTGCGAGACGTGCATGGACATGCCGCCGAGTGGGTTCTCGTGCAAGAAATGTGGGGCTGAGGCATGAACAACCGTCACGTCATCGACTGCCGCGAGCTGTGGGAGAAGCTGGCCGGCCGCCCCGACGGCTTGAAGCCGGTACACCTCTGGCTGCTCGCGCACGACATCAACCCGGCGGACGTACCGCTGGACTCGGAGATCGTGATCGAGGACAGTGCGTTCGGCCTTGTCATCCGCTACACCGCCTACCTGCGCAACGAGGACGGCCACAGGTACGTCGACCCGGACGGCTCGGGGTTCGCGGCCTCCGAGGACCGCACGGCCATCCTCCGCCTCGCCCCCGACCAGGAGTGGCTGACCACGACGGGCGGTGAAGGATGACCCCCACGGAGGAACTCCGCGCGGCCGCCGCCCGGCTCCGCGACGACCGCAACATCACCGCTGGGTCGGTGGACTCCGACAGCCGGGAGCTGCTGGAGATGATCCGTCTCCTGCTCGGAGCCCGCGAACCCCTGATCCGTTTGCTGGAGGACCAGGCGACTGTCCACCTGCCGGACAACGAGTGCGGCTGGTGCGCCGGTCCCCGCAATCCGCTCGGGCTGCCGTGCCCGGCGCTCGCCGTGGCGCGCGCCCTCAACAGCACCGTCGAGCCGGCCCGCGGCGCCGCCGGACACATCGAGGACCGGCGCAGCGGGCGGTCCCTCTACGAGCAGTTGATGCGGGCGGCGGGTGACCCCATATGACCAGTATCGCGCCCGAACCGGTCACCACGTTGGCGCCGGCGGACGACGAGGTGCATGTCGTCTGCTGCAACCCCGACGTCGCCCTGTGCGGCACCGACGTCGCCGGCCTGCCCTGGGGCGACGGCGACGAAGAGACCACCTGCATCGTCTGCCGGGACCTCGAACACCAGAACTGCCCGAGGTGCGGCATATGAGCAACCGCGATGCCATCGGCGACCGCATGAAGCGCCACGAAGCCCCCTACCGGCTGCTCCTGCCACGCCGCACCTACACGGTGCTCCGTGTGGACGGCCGCGCGTTCCACTCCTACCTGCGCGGCGCCGAGAAGCCCTTCGACGAGACGTTCATGGCCGACATGGACGCCGTCGCCGAGGCCCTCTGCCAGGAGATCACCGGAGCCGTGCTGGCCTACACCCAGTCCGACGAGATCAGCGTCCTCGCCTGCGACTTCGCCGGCGAGCAGACCGAGCCCTGGTTCGGCGGGGTGGCCGCCAAGCAGCTCAGCATCAGCGCAGCCCTGGCCACCGCCGTACTCAACGAGCGCCGGCCGGGCCGTCGGGCGCTGTTCGACTCGCGCCTGTTTACGCTTTCCGACCCCGTGGAAGTCGCGAACTACCTGATCTGGCGTCAGCGCGACGCCGTACGCAACAGCATCTCCATGGCTGCTCAGGCCTACTTCTCGCATCGGCGCCTGCACGGCGTCTCGACGGGCGGCATGCAGGAGCTGCTGTGGTCCGAGGTCGGGGTGAACTGGAACGACTACCCCGAGGGCTGTAAGCGCGGCCGGGTCACCGTACGCCGCACCGGGGAGCGGCCCGTCGAGTACGTCGACCGGCGGACGAAGGAGGCCGTGCGGTCCACCGCGCTGCGCTCCTGGTGGGAGACCTTCGCACCCTTGCCGTTCACCACGGAGCCCGGCTCATGGCTCGCCACCACCATCCCGCAACTTCCCAGGCTGACAGGCGTTCAGGGCGCCCGCGAGAACTACCGCAAGGAGAACCCCGATGGACGCTGAGAAGCGCGTCATCACGATCGACCGCCACGAATGGGTATTGAAACAGCCCGCCCACCACACCGAAGTCGAGAAGGCCGTACGCGTCGCCGACCTCGAACGCGGCACCCTCGCCTCCAAGGGTGTACGCGCAGGAGACGTCCACGTACACGGCGACGACACCGAGCTGGTCATCTCCTTCGAGGCCGAGCGGCCCAAGAACCCCAAGCGGGGAGGCGCCACCTTCGCCATGGACTGCGCGGAGACGACCGATGCCAACTCCTAAGCCGAAGCGGCTCGGCGACCCGAATCGCTTCAAGGTCAAAGGCTTTCGCGGCGCCACCGCCGAGGCGCTGCGTGCGGCGGCCATGAACGGAAAGACGCCGGCGGGCCAGACAGAGCGCGCCGTGTCATACGAGCCAGAAGCCGTGCAGGCGGCCATCAAAGCGCAGCTGTGCCCGATCTGCGGACGAGGTCCGTACAAGGTCGTCGCTGTGCACACGAACAAGATCCATGGCATTGATAAGTGGGAGCTGCGCGAAATGGCCGGGCTGACCACCCAGGACACTATCTGTGCGCCCGAACATTCCAGCCGAGCCCGTGACAACGCCATGCGCAACAAGCTGCATGAGAAACCGTCTAGGTCGCGAAATGGCCGCCGCCCCCAGAGATGGACGTCGGCTGGCCGCGAAAAGAACCGCAACACGATCGTCGGCGTGAACAAGAAACTGACGGACGAAGAGCGACTGGCGAACGCAGCCAAGGCCAGCGAAACACGGCGGGCCAAAGAGACCTGCAAGCACGGTCATGCATGGACGCCGCAGAACACGCGAGTCAATGAGGATGGCTCTCGCACATGCCGGGCATGCGAGAAGGAGCGCTCCCGGCGACGCCGCGACTTCGACGGAACACACGAGGTCATCGATTCGACCGGAACTGTGCGGCGCATCCAAGCGCTTGCCGCGATCGGATATCCCGTGAGTGAGATCGTCCGCCGTCTGGGGCTTTCACCTTGGTGGGCCGCGAACATCATGAAGCGCGGGCGCCAAGGCTCTGGCGTGGTCCGGGCGACGGCGGAGGCCATGACCCTCCTCTACGCCGAATTGCAGAACATCCCAGCGCCTGAATCCAAGGGCGCGAGGATCGCACGCACCATGGCACGCAAGAAGGGCTGGCCGCCGCCGACGGCATGGCGATCTGCCCAGATCGACGACCCGAACGTCGCGCCTGCCGGGAGCGCCGATGCAGACGCTTGACGCCCTCGTCGCCGACCTCGTGGACCGCTGGACCGGCGACGAGGACCACCCCGGGGACCGCGGCCCCGGCCTCATGGAACGCCTCGACCGGCTCGCGATCCGCACCGCGCAGCCCCGCCAGGCCGGGGGCGGGGCCACGCCCGGCTCCCGGCCCCCGGCCTCGCTCGACCCCATCCACTGGTCCACATCGATCAAGGCCCAGGCCCGCATCCTCGACATGCAGTTGCGGGCCTCCAGCCACATGCAGCGCTGGGACCGCGCGCTGAAGGCGCTCCCCGCGGGGGCGGAGGCGACCGGCCGGGTCCGTGAGGTGGCGTCCACCGTCGGCACCTGGCACTCCACGGTGCGTACCGTGCTCGGGCTCCAGGCGCCGTCGCGGGAGATGCGCGGCGTCGTCTGCCTGGTGTGCGGCCAGAGGACGATCCACTGCCGGCCGGACGACGACCGGCCGCGCGCCTGGTGCGTCAACCCGGGCTGCGAGGACGAGGAGACGGGCCGCCCGGCCCGGTATTCCGGCAGCCGCCTGTACCTCCTGACGAGGAACGCCGCGGAAGGGCCCGGGTGACCGGCGGCCGACCCGGCAGGGCCGCCGTGGGGGATGTCAAAGAAAGTACGACCCAAAGCATTGTGCGGTGTCGTACATACTTGTACTCTGTTTGACATGAGGGCGGCGTACAGCCCCCATCCGAACCAGCCACCAGGAGGCGCCGTGGCCACCAGAACCCAACCCGCCCACCACCACGGAATCCTCCGCCGCGACCCCCGCACCGGCCGGTTCGTGAAGATCTACACACTCAGCTACACCAGCGAGCACGGCACCCACACGCGCACCCTCCCCGCACGCGGCATCCAGACCATCGGCCGCCTCGTCAACCGGCTCGGCGAACGCGGCGAGGTCTGGGACATCTCCGTCACCGACCGCAACGGCCACGACGTCACCTTCGACTTCACCTGCTTCACCTGACCCACAGACCGGCGGCCGGGACATCCCCCCTCCCGGCCGCCACCCCGGACCGCGCCCCGCGCTCCTCCCCGTCCCGGGCGGGGCGCGGTCCACCACATGCCCGTAGCCCAACTGGTCAGAGGCACCGCCTTAAAAGCGGCCAAGTGCGAGTTCGAACCTCGCCGGGCGTACCGCACAGCTTCCCGCCACCACAACAGCGTGGCCTTCCGAACAACGCCTCTCAGCAATGGAGTTGCGATGGCCGACACCCCGGTCAAGCAGTACCCCGACACCCCCGCCGCCGTGGCGGCCGCCGTCCTCGACGGGATCGACAGCCAGCCCGACGCCTTCTGCATGGACATCTGGGCCGGCCTCATGGTCAGCAACCGGCTGACCCCGGCCCAGACGCCGGTCTGCGGCACCACGCTCTGCGCCGCCGGATGGGCCGCGCACGTCACCGGCTGGACCATCGTCTGGGACGGCGCCGGTGCGCAGGTCACCCGCACCTACGACGACGGCAGGCAGTACGCCCGGTACATGACCCTCTACGCGGAGAAGGACGGCGAGCGCCGGGCCATCCCCGACGTCGCCCGCGACGCTCTCGGCCTCAGCGAGACGCAGACGTTCTGGTACGACACCGAGCCGCGCGCCCTCGCCCGCCTGCGCGAGATCGCCGGCCTCTGACCCGAGGAGGCCGTCATGGACCGCATCTACACCAACCACCGCCACGGCGAACGCCGCATCCACATCGAGATCGACGAAAACGAGATCGAGGACCTCCTCGACGACCTCGCCGGGGTCGACACCCCCGAGGCATTCCAGTCGACCAAGGACCTGCTTCGGATCCTCCGCGAGTCCTCCAGCGCCTTCGCCAACGACCGCAGCCGAGATGCCCAGGAGGCCACCTCATGAAGGCACCCGGCCGGATCGTCTCCCAGGCAGGCGACCTCATCCGCGAGTTCAACCACGAGACCATCACCAGCGGCGACGACTGGCGATTCCCGCCGCACGCCTACGCCGCGATCGGGTCGCTCGCCTACCTGGTGCGAATGCTGCCGCAGGCCATCGAGCAGACCCTGCTCCCCGTCCAGGGCACGCACGACCAGAGGCGCGTCACCGTCGACGGCGGCGGCGACCCTGCGGCCGCCGTCGACGAGCTGCGCAAGGCCGCCGCCCGCGCCGTAGTCCTGGCGGCCGACCTGAGCGCGGCCGTGGACCGCATGCACTCCGCCAGCTCGCCGATGGGCCTGGACACCCGCGGCCTCCCCGAGTTCGAGGACTGACCACCATGGAGAACACCCCACGCCGCGTGGACTGCCCGCCGCCCCCGGCCGGCTGCGCCGCGACCGCCGGTGAACCCTGCCTGAGCCACGGCGGCACCCGCACCCGACACGGCTTCCACCAGGCCCGCACCGCCGCCTGGGAGACCGCCCGCATCGCCGCCGTCCCGGCCGCCCAGATCGTCGCCGACGCCGTCGCCGCGCGCACGATCCGGTCCGGCAAGCAGGCCGCCACGCTCCTCGCCGAACACGGCCACACCGCCGAGGCCGCGCGGATCCAGTCGGCCGTCATCCACCGCAGGGGCCTGATGTCCGCCAAGCAGGCCATCGACCTCCTGGTCACCGTCGCCGAAGGCGGTGCGGCATGACGCTCAACACACGGGTCTACGTCCTCGACAAGGTCGATCCGCACGAGACGTTCCGCTTCTGCCGTGAACTGCTCGGCGCCACGGACCGTCACGTCTGGTTCGACAGGCAGGACAGCACCTACGCCGACGGCGAGTGGGCCGTCCGCCCCGGAAGCCCGTGGACTGTGGCCAACCGGCTGGGCCAGGGCCTCCCCGCGATCCTCGCCATCAGCTACCGGCCCGATGCGCCACTGCGCACACCGGAGCAGGCGGCCGAGCACGACGAGGACATCTGCAACCTCCCCGAACGCGACTGGTACGACGCAGAGGCAGGCCCGTGCGACGGCGTCCATCCGTTCAGCCGAGCCTGCTGGCTGACCGTCTCGTTCGACACCGGCTACGGCTACCGCGACGAGCGCGGCTACGGCTGCGGTGACCTGCATGCCGAACTGGTCGCGAAGCTGGGCCAGTGGCTCGACGGGCGGGGGGTGCGCTGGGAGTGGATGAACGAGTTCACCGGCGAGATCCACACCGGCTACTCCAGGCTCATCGACCTCGCGTCGGGAGGCTTCGAGGCATCCGCTTGGTTCCGTACGACCGTGCTCCCGGCCATCGCCGCGGAAGGTGGTGAGCGGTCGTGAGCGCCCGCGAGGAGCTGACGCCCGGGCAGCGCGCGCTGCTCACCGACCAGCTCGGTGACGCAAAGCCCGCCACCAGCGGACTGCTGATGTCCTTCGGCCAGTCGATCCGAGACAGGCGGGATCACGAACACCCCACGTGGGAAGACCTGTTCTGCCACAACCTCTCCTCATGGATGGGGGAGCGGGCCGCGCCGGTTCTTCGCCGACTGCTCGACGCCGAGACCGAGATCGACCGGCTCCGCGACGAGCTGGCCGACCGACTGCACCCGTACACCTACACCGACGCCCACAACCACCGGCTGACACTGGACACCGTTCTCGACGGCCTGCTGCGCCCGTACGTATGGGTCGAGGCGGAAAACCTTGCTGCCGGAGGCGCCGTGGCCACGGTGTGGCTGACGCCCGGCCAGGCCGCCGACCTCGACCAGGCGCTCCGCGACCGGCGCACGGCAGCATTCACCGACCACACGGGCGACAAGCTGACGGTGACCCCGGAGGACGGCTACACCACGTTCGAGGTGACCAACGTGGCCGAGGACGAGGGCGAGACGCCTGTCGTGGTGCGCGTCGTCACCCTCGCCAGCCGGGTCCGGGAACTGCGCAACACCTTCGCCGCCCTGGCCGAGCGCGCCCAGCAGCGCGCCGCCGACGCCGAGACCACCCGCGACGCCGACGCGCCGTGCCCGCACGACGCGGCCTGCGGCAGCGATCACGACCTCGACGAAGCCGACATGTTCGGCTGGTTCCGCCTCACCGTCGGCGGCCTGGACGACGGCCCGCGCTGGTACTGCTCACCCGGCTGCGTCAACGCCGCCATGCAGCGCGCCGGCCAAGACCTCGCCCTCGCCGACCAGGCCGCCGCCGTCGACCCCGGCCAGCAGACCCCCGACCGCTGGCCACCCAACGGCGGACACGACCCCCTCTGCTCGTACGCCGGCGGAATCGGCCCCGACTGCACCTGCGGCCCGGACACGACGGCGCACGCCACAGTCTCCCCGACACCGCACCCCGACGCGACGGCGTACGACACGTCGCACGCCACCAGCCCCGAAGGGACCAGACAGTGAACATGCCCGCGCCACTCACCATCGCCGCCCGGCGCGCCATGGTCCAGGAGCTGCGCCGCCAGGAGCCAGGCATCAGCTCCAGGAAAATCGCCGCCCGGCTCGGGGTCGGCAAGGACACCATCATCCGCGACATCGACGAGATCGAGACGGCGCAGCGCCAGCGCGCCGCCGAAGCCGCCGCCGCGGTGCAGGAGTCCGCGCCGCCCGCGCCGGAGCCGGTGCGCCAGGGCGACACCGTCGTGCTCCACCTCGACGAGCCGATGCGACAGGCCCTCGCCGTCCTGCGCGGCCAGACGGGCTCGCCCGACACCCCGGCGCACAACACCGCCGTCGCCCGCGCCGCGATCCGCGCGGTCGCCGACGGCATCGCCCAGGGAGGCACCCCGTGATCAGCCCCGCGACCGTCGACGCGATCCGAGACGAGCTGACCGGCCACCTGCGTGCACGCATCCGATGGGACGAGCCGCCCGGCGTGTACACCGTCCACCACGGCGACGGCGGCTGCGTCTTCCTGAGCCGGATTCCGCTCCCGGACTTCGTGTGGGAGCTGGACCGCCCGTCGGCCGTGGTGTCCAACCTGGCCGTCGGGGCGGCCGGCCGGGGGCGCCGCCCGGACGGCACCCACCTGATGGTGGCGCGCGCCCTGGGCCCGCTGCTCGCCGTCGCCTTCCGGTACGAGGCGTGGACGGTCTCCTCCGATGCGCCGGACCCGGCCGCCCGGGAGGCCGCCCTCCGCAAGTCCGCCGGCGGGTCGGTGCCCAGCTTCAAGGGCATCCCCGGCCGGTCCGAACAGAGGTGCATGACGGCCGTGGACGCCGACGGCGGCCGCTACATGGCCAGCGCCACCCGCATCACCGACGGCCGGCCGGAGGCAACCACCCCGACCGTCCACTACTTCCCCCGCACGGACAGCCGCAGCCTGTCCGGGGACGTCGTCAACGCCGTCGCCCAGCTCACGAACGTCATCAAGCCCGCGCCCCCGCAGCATCCGGCAGCACCCCGGGGGCCGCGCCGGTGACGACCCTGACGGGCGGACCGGTCCGCCGCATACCGGCCGGAAGCGGCACCGGGAGGCTGAGCCCGCGCGACGTCCAGATCCTCGCCGGGCTCGCCCGCGGCCACACGGCCGCCACGATCGCCCGCCACCTGGACACCACCGAGACGTCCGTGAAATCACGGACCCGCCGCATGGCCGTCCTGTGGCAGATCACCGGAGCCCACCACGCCGCCCTCGTCGACCGCGCCTACCGGCACGGCCACCTGGTCGTCATCCGGCAGCGCACCCTGCCCCCGCTCACAGACCGCCTGACCCACGTCCTGGAGTGCACGGTGCGCGGCCTCGGAGCGCGGGCGACCGCCGCCGACCTCGGCATCAGCACGGAGACCGTCCGCATGCACCGCGAACGCCTCCTCCGCAAACTCGGCGCCCCGTGCATGGCCCGGGCCGTCGCCGTCGCCTGGGAGGCCGGACTCCTCGGCCCGGCATCCCGCACGGAGGTCCGATGAGCCCGGGCCGGCAGAACGCCACCCACGCCGAAATCGTCGCGGCACTCCGGCAGGGCCACAGCAACCTGCGGATCGCACGCGACCTTCACTGCGACAAGCACCGCGTCGCCCGCATCCGCCGCGAACTCGGCATCCCCAATACCCCCTTGCAGCCGCTCACCCTCGAGGAGAAGTGGGCCAGCAAGACCCGCCCGGTCGACGGCGGCCACCTCGAATGGACGGGCGAGCGCGCGAAGGCCACCGGCACCCCGCTGATGCGCTACAAGGGAGACACCTACAGTCCGGCCGCCATCGCCTTCGAGAAACACCACGGCCGGCCGGCACGGGGATACGTCAAGGCGGACTGCGACTACCCCCACTGCGTCGCCCCCGACCACGTCAACGACACGGCCGCCCGCGAGAGCGATCGGCTGCGGACGCGCGCCGAGCGAGGACTCGGCGACATCCCGGCCACATGCGTCAGCGGCCACAGCATGAGCAAGCACGCGAAGTTCAAAGCCGACGGCACCGCGTACTGCGGCCGGTGCAAAGTCCTCGACAAACGGGCCCAACGCGATCCGTCGGCGCCGCGCCGCATACGCCTGCTCCCGACATCGGTGGACGAGGCGTTCGCCCGGCATGCCGAGCCGGCAGAGGACGGCCACATCAGATGGACGGGGCGGACATCGCACACCACCCCGACCGTCTCGTTCGCGAACACCGTGCACTCCGCGTACAAGATCGCCTTCCGGATCGAGCACGGGCGTGAGCCCGAGGGCACCGTGACGTCCCGCTGCGACATGCCGTACTGCGTGGCCGCCGCGCACCTGGAGGACCGGCCGATGCGCCAGGACCGCCGGCAGCAGGAGCGACGGGCGAGACAGCAGGAGAGGAAGCTCGACCGCCTGTACGCCCGGATCTTCGGCAGCGCGGCATGACCCGCCCGGCAGCCGCCAGGCGGCCGCCTCGACACCACACCACAGAAAGGCACCCCGTGTCCCGCGTCTATTTCCTCAGCCCCACCCGCACCGCCGAACTGCGCGGCTCCGAACGCGCATGGATGCGCAGCCTGGTGGAGGACCTGGCCGTCGGCGTGCTCGGCCTCGACGACGCGGAGCGCGTCGACCGTCTCATCAGCATGGCCTCGCCCGACCACTACATCGCCGAGTTCGCCGGCCGGCGCCCGGGCCGCATGCCCGCCGCCTCCGCCTACCGCATCGCCTTCCTCCACGACTACTCGGACGACGACCCGCTGATTCAGCACGCCGGCCGCCGCATCGACACGTTCACCCTGGCGCTCAACACCGCCCTCCAGGTCGGCAGCGACGAGGTCAAGCTCGCCGCCCGCCTGCACGGCGCCTGCGAACTGCACACCTGGGTCGACGGCCCGAACCGGGCCTGGCTCGCCGACATCATGCAAGGCGGCCTCGACTCCGGCGTCTTCCGCCGGCGCATGCCCTACCACGGGGCCGACGGCCCCGAGCCCGGACGATGGACCAGCCAGGGCTGGGACGACGTGATCGCACTCCTGCGGGAACGCGACGACGAACCGGTGGTCACCTCCTTCTCGATCACCGACGACTTCCCCAGCTCCTCCGTGGGCGACTGGATGCCGCCGTGGCCCGACGGGCGCGCACAACGCTGGGACGCCCTCACCGAAGAGCAGCAGCACGAGCGGCGCGCACTGCAGGACGCCTGGTACGACCTCGAGGACTCCGAGCAGTGGCGGATCTCCATGGAGGGCCTGCGCGCGTCGCCCGACGGCCTCGAGATGACGCCCGACCACTGGAAGGCATTCCGGTTCGAGCACCGGCTGACAGTGCTCGACCTCTTCGCCCCGGACTGGCAGGAGCGCCTGGACCGCGCACTCACCCCGGAGGACGGCCGGTGACCTGCGAACTGTCGATCACCCCGTGGAAATGCCCGTTCTGCGTCGGCGGCATCGAGCCCAGCAAGGACGGCCAGAGCCGCGAGCGCTGCATCCACTGCTCCGGCACCGGGCTCACCGACGACCCGTGCGGCCCGGCCGAACGCGCCCCGCGGCCACCCGGCGTGATGCGCACCCCGTGCGGCGACTGCGCCTACCGGCCAGGCTCCCCGGAACTGGAGGCCAACGGCGTACAACTGCCCGACGACGAACCGTTCTACTGCCACCAGGGGCTGCCCGTCTCCGCGTTCGGCGCCTACACCCCGGTCGCCACGTTCCGCGGCCTGCCGCTCGGCGCCATGGTCTGCGCCGGCTGGTGGGCCATCAAGACCGGCGAGGCACTCCCGGACCGGCCGTACCGCGAGATCCCGATCACCGAGAACGAGGCCGGCAAGCTCTGGGGCCGCGCCCCAGAGACCGGCCAGGAAGGCCCCACCCCGTGAGCACACCAATACCGGTCACCGGCTACTGCCCGATGGGCTGCGGCGAGACCCTCCAGCGCGCCCCCGACGGCACCGTCGCCTGCACCGACACGACCTGCCCCCGGCCCCACGCCATCACCGCCATCCTGCTGGAACGCGAGACCGAACACATCGTCCAGTTCGACCCGGACGGCTTCACCATCCGCCACCCGCTGCGCGAACGCCTCGACGACGCCCTCATGCACTGCGAGCTGCACCGCTTCTGCGTCAGCCGCTCCGGGCCGCCCGCCGAGGGCCCGGGCCGGTACCGGGCCATCCACCTCGGCCCCCGCGACTGGGCGTTCCAACGCATCGGGGAGCCGTCATGACGATGGACCTGTTCGCCTACACCAGCCTCGGCCTCGTCGCCGTCCTCTTCCTCGTGCTCGCCGGCGTCTGGCTGTGGGAACTGCTGCGCGAACCCCTGGGCAGGGCCGTCGCCGCCGCCGTCCTCCTGGGCCTGCTGCTGCTCTGCGCCGGCATCGGCGCCGTGTGGCTCATCGGAACGAAGGTGATCTGAATGGGCCACCGCCCCTACCCGGACGCCGACCGCGCCCTGCACCAGGTCGAGCGCGGCCGGGTCCGCCCGTACCACTACGTGCGGCGGCTGCCCGACGGCATGATCGCCGAGACGCACATCTTCCCTAACACCTACGCGTTCCAGCAGGCCATGCGGCGGCTTCGCGAGACCACGGAGCGGACGTTTCAGCGGCTCGCTGTGCAGCACGCCAGGCAGACCGGGAAGTCCGCCATCACCGCGGCGATCGCCGACCAGGCTGTGAAGGCCGGTCAGCACGTCCACGTCGCGGGTCGGGACGGTGTCCGCTGCCACGGGGGAGACAGCACATGCGGTCTCCGCCTGGCCGACGACGCGGAGGTGACCGGCGAATGACCGCACCCGCCACGTACTACCGCGACGAGCAGGTGACGCTCTGGCTGGGAGACGCGCTGGAGACGCTGCGTCAGATGCCCGACCGGTCAGTCAACATGATCTGCACATCCCCGCCTTACTTTGGGCTCCGCGACTACGGCACCGACGGCCAGTACGGCCTGGAGGCCACGCCCGCGGCCTACGTCGAGACGATGCGCGCCGTGTTTGCCGAGGCGCGGCGGGTCCACGCCGACGACGGCACGCTCTGGCTCAACCTCGGCGACAGCTACGTCTACCCGCCCGGCAGCGCCGGCCGGCAGGGCGGCGGACAGCGGCAGGGGCGCAGGCACACCGCCGAAGGACTGCCCGGCACCCGAGCGTTGCCCAAGAAGAACCTGATGGGCATTCCGTGGCGTGTGGCGCTCGCGCTCCAGGACGACGGCTGGATCCTCCGCAACGAGATCATCTGGGCGAAGTCGACTGCCATGCCCGAGTCCGTCCAGGACCGGCTCGCCGTCAAGCACGAGCACCTCTTCCTGCTCACGAAGTCGTCGCGGTACTGGTTCGACCTCGACTCCATCCGGGCCAAGGGCGGACGCCCCGGCCTCACGTGGGAACAACGCAAGGCCATGGGAGCACCGGCCCGACATGGCCTGGCCGGCGCGGCCGCCACGGAGACCGTCCCCTCGCTGGCTCCGAGCGAGAAGGGGCCGAATCCCGGAACGGTCTGGAACATCTCGCCCCGCCCGTTTCCTGGCGCCCACTTCGCCGTGTTCCCGATCGACCTGCCGCTGCGCTGCATCAAGGCCGGCTGCCGGCCGGGCGGGACTGTCCTCGACCCGTTCTCCGGGTCCGGCACCACGGGCGCCGCGGCCCGCCAGCTCGGTCGGAAGTATGTCGGCGTCGACCTCAAGCCGGCGTACCACGACCTCGCCAAGCAGCGGTTCGCCCAAGGCGTCCTCGACTTCGACGCCGCCGACTCGCCCGCCGTGGAGGCCACCCGATGACCGCGCCCCTCCAGGTCCGCGCCGCGAGCTTCCCGCCCGTCGGCTTCAGCAACACCGCCGCCGGCCGCGCCTGGGGCGCCGTCTGCCGGCCCTGCGGCAGCGGAGGCGTGCCGATGCTCATCGCCCGCTCGTCGTCCCTGGACCGCCCCGGATGGCACGCCTGCATGGCGGCCGCCCACGCCCACATCACCCAGCACACCCAAGGAGGACGGCTGTGACACGGCAGAGCGCCAGCAACCTCACCGACGGCCCCATCCACGGATGGTTCAGCCTCAGCTACTGCAACTACCTGGTACTCCACCGAACCCTTATGCAGTCCATGCCCATCGAATGGCAGGAACGCATGGTCGCCTGCCTCGAGGAACTCCATGCCGCCTACGGGCACATCGAGCAGCCCGAGCGCTTCAAGGTCGAAGCCGCCACCGAGCATCAGGTGTCCGACCTGACCGAACAGCAGATGACCCGGCTCGGCATCACCGAGGACTGGTACCGAGGCGAGACCCCACCCGACGGCCTGTCCCCGGAAGACCTGACCCAGTGGGAAGCCGAGCACGAAGACCCCGACGGGCCGGTCTACCACCGGGACGGCGAGGAGATCGACGGCGGCGAGCGCGTCCTGCTCCCGGCCGTCGACCCCATCCCGCACTACCGACACGCCTACATCGAACCTCGTCTCAGCCCAGTTGAGGAGCCCCGATGAAGCACATCAACGTGCTCCTGTCCGGGATCGTCGGCTCGACCGCGTACGGCCTCGCCCGGCCCGGCTCCGACACCGACCGGCTCGGCATCTTCGCCACCCCCACCCAGCAGTTGCACGGCCTCCACAAGCCGGCCGAGTCCCACGTCACCACCAGCCCGGACCGCACCCTCCACGAAGCCGCCAAGTGGTGCCGCCTCGCCCTCGGCGGCAACCCCACCGTCATGGAACTCGTCTGGCTCCCCGACGAGCTGTACGAAGTCCGCACCCCCCTCGGCGACGAGCTGATCGGCATCCGCACCGCATTCCTGTCCGCGAAGAAGGTCCGCGACGCCTACCTCGGCTACGCCACCCAGCAGTTCCGCCGCCTCGAAGCCCGCGGCGACGGCAGCTTCTCCGCCGACACCCGCAAGCGCACCGCCAAGCACGCCCGCCACCTCAAGCGGCTCTGCCACCAGGGCCTGGAGCTGTACACCACCGGCCGGCTCACCATCCGCGTCGACGACCCCGACGCCTACCACGACTTCGGCGCACAGGTCGCCGCCGACCCGGCAGCCGCCCGACCCCTCCTCGCCCGGTACGAAACCGCCTTCGACGAGAACCGCTCCGCCCTCCCCGACCAGCCCGACGAGGCCGCCGTCGACGCCTGGCTGCACCGCGTCCGCGCACATCACTACCCGGCCACCGCCCGGGCCGCCGTACTCCGGGAGGCCGCCGACATCGACCTCACCGCCGGTCCTTGCCCCCTCTGCCCGCACCCCGTCACCCTCCACACGCCGAGCGGGGCGAGCGCACATTTCAGCGTCGTGCACCCGGAGCGGCGTCTGACCGGCCGTCATGGTGGGCCGTGGCCGCGCCTGGTGGCTGACGCCGAGGCCCAGCCCGCCGCCCCGGAGACACCCGCCGCCGACGAGCCGGAGTCGTTGCCGCTACTGCTCTGGGGCGAGTCCGCAGACGTCACCCACGAAGACGGCCGGATCACCGTGCCGATCAGCAGGGCGGTCAACCTCGCCCGGTCGGTCCCGGCGGGCCAGCTTGTCCTCCCGCTCGACGAGGCGGCTCGTCTGCGGCGCGCACTGACCGCCGCACTCAACGACGCCGACGACGAGGAAGCGTCGGACTCGTGTCCTGGCACACCGGAGCGTCCCCGCTGCCCGCGTTGCGGCGACGACCTCACCGACTACGCGGCGGACGACCACGTGTTCCTGACAGGTGATGGCCGGCCGTACTGCTCACAGGAATGCGTCGTCGCTACCTGGCGGGCCAGCCAGAAGCGGCAGCCGGAGGACGGGGACAGCGCAGGATGAACCTCATCGAGAACCCCCGGACGGACCCCCTGTGGCAAGGCCTCGTCATCGCGCACGAGTCCGGCTGCCGGTGGATCGCCGTACCCATGCTCGTCAACCACCGCCTCGTGTGCGTGCACGACGACGACCCGCACGGATGCGCCGCGTACGGCTGGTGCTACCGCACCACCGCCGAAGCCGCATGGGAACGCCGTCGCGTACTCGGGGAGGCGCCTCCCCCGTTGAACCCCTGCTGCCTCCTCGCCCACACGTCCAGCGGGCAGGCACACGACGCCCGGTGCACGGACGAGTTCCGCCGCATCACCCTCCACCTCCCCGACCACCCCTGGAGCAGCCGATGAGCCGCCCGACCCCACCCGCGCGGACATCCGCCGACCGCGCCCGCCGCCACATCAAAGCCGTCGCCGACGAGATCAAGCACCAGCTCGAAGACGCACCGACGCCGACGCAGATGTTCCTCTCCGGCATGCTCTCCGGCCTTGCCGCCTCCGTGGAGATCCTCGACGGAGGTACGGCTGAGGGTGCGATGGAGGCGATGGTGCAGCGGCTGTCGGCCGCGATCGGCGAGGCGTACCTCGCGGGTAAACTCCCGCCCCAGCCCGAGACCGTGGCGGCGGAGCGGGACTCGCTGGGGCGCGAGGCCGATCGGCTCCGGCTGGACTGGGAGGAGATGCGAACCCTCGCCGAGCAGGCCGAAGCCAAGCTGGGCGAGTCCGCGACACTCGGACACAAACTGTTGCAGCGCGCCGAGCAGGCCGAAGCCGGACGGCTCGCCGCCGACAACATGCTGCGAGCCGTCTGCGACGTGTTCGGCGGCCCCCACAAGGACCCGATCGTGAAGGCGCGCGAGACGCTGGCCCGCGCGGAGCAGGCCGAGGCCGCCCTCGTACGCGTCCACCACGTCGCTGCTCTCATCCACGCTGGCGCGCCCTGGACCGCCAACCGCTACGAGACCGCCGCCCGCATCCGCAACGCCATCCTCCCGCCCGCCAACACCCCCGAGGACCCGTCATGACAGCCCGCCTGGAGGCCCTCGGCGAGGACGGCGAGTGGCACGAGATCCCCGGCGTCACCTCCGTCGAACTGCGCGCCGACATCCCCGACCCGCCACCTGCCTCGGAGCGCACCCCGCTGCTCCAGCTCCACCACACCGAACAGAGCCGGGCCGTCCGCGACGCCGCCATCGCCTTCGTCTGGGCGTACGCCGAAGCCGTCAAGCCGGTCGTGGAGGCACTCGCGCGCGGCATCGAGGCGTACGGCCAGGCGCTCCGCCAAGCCGGTCTCATCGACCAGGAAGGCCGCCCTGTCGCTCGACGGGATCGCCCGGCCTGGCAGTCCCCGTACGGACCACCAACGAGGAGGCGCTGACCATGGGATTCGGTAGTGCTGGCTACACGTTCTTCGACCCGGTCGCCCGCTCGCTGATCGAGGCCGGCGCGTCCGACGAGGTGAAGGAGCGCGTCCTCAGCGACTTGATCGCCAACCTCCAGCAGGAGGACTGGGACACGGAGCTGGACTCGCTTCAGCTCTTCCTCGACGACCCGGCGATCGTCCGCGCGTTCGCCAACAACGGCATCACCTGGAAGGACTGACCCATGCCCGACAACACCACCACGGTGGCGTACTTCATCCAGTCCCGGCCCGCCCCCAGCCAGTCATGGCAACAGCAGGGACTCCGCTTCTCGTGGGAGTCGAAGGCCAAGGCGCTGGAGAAGCTCGCCTGGCGGCGTGAGCAGCAGCCGAACTGGCAGCACCGCCTGATGGAACGCATCACCACCATCACCGAGCAGCCCGCCACGGAGACGCAGGATGCATGAACTGGTGCAGTGGCTGCACGCGCAGCTCGACGAGGATGAGCGGATCGCGACCGGGGCCCTCCATTTCGTGGATGCCCACTGGCGGGTAGACGTGGCGCGGAACGTCGTGCTCGCCGCCCGGCTGACTCCTTCGGGACGCCAGTCGACGGCGGTGACTGCGGACGACTGGCGATACCCCAAGATCGGGACGCCCGGCCTGGTCCCCCATGTCGCGGAGCACGATCCGGCGCGGGTGCTCCAGGAGATCGACGCCAAGCGGCAGCTCCTCACGGCCTACACCAAGGTCGCCGCGAGCGACATCAACGACTGGGAATACGCGAACGGGTACGCCAACGCACTCGCCATCGCCGTACGCCTGGCCGCCCTGCCCTACGCGCACAGGCCGGGCTACCAGGCGTCATGGCGTCCGGAGGCGGGGCCGACGACATGAGCAGCGACCTGGTGAACTTCATGACCGTCCAGCTCGAGGAGGACGAGCGGATCGCGTGGGCTGCCCCATTCGGCCCGTGGTCCCTCACCGGCAGCGGCAGCATCGTGGATGCGGGCGGCAGCCACGTGATCTGCTCGGTCGGCGGGACACTCGACGGTCGCGTCTCCTGCTGGCCCGAGCGCCCCGCGATCGAGTATCTGCTCGCACATGATCCGACGCGGGCGGTGGCGGAGCTTGCGGCCAAGCGGCAGAACCTGGCCGAACTGGCGGCCGCCGAGGTGAAGATGGACCAGGCGGCGCGGGACCGAGACACCGCCCGCTACAACACGGTGCGCGCCGAGTGGACGGTCTTGCGGCGTGTCGTCCGCCGGGACGCCTTCGCCTACGCGGACCGGCCCGGCTACCGGGAAGAGTGGCGCCCGGACGCGAGGCCGACGACATGAGCAGCGACCTGGTGAACTTCGTGAGCGCCCAACTTGAGGAGGACGAGCGGATCGCGCGGGGCACCAGACAGCCGGGAACAGCGTGGAGAAACTTCGACATGGACGGAGAGCTCCGCGACGACGCCAACGCCGGGACCGTGGCATACGTTCCCCTGGAGGAGACGCGGGCGCACATCGCGGCGTGGGATCCGGCGCGGGTGCTGATGGAGATCGAGGCCGACCGCGAATTGCTCGCCGAATACGACCGCCTCATCCGCGCTCACGAGGCGCACCGGCGAGAGTCGAGCAGGCTGACAGAGGCCGGAGACGACGACCCGATCCGCAGAGCCGCGCTGCGCCGTGAGGCCGACTACCTGCCTGCGATGCTGCACGTGCTGGAGCGGTGGGCCAAGCGCAAGGCCGCCGTGTACGCGGATCGGCCGGGGTTCCGGGAGGAGTGGCGGCCGTAGCGTCTGCCGCACGCCGAAGGCCCCAGCCGTTCCCAGGTCGGCGGGGGCCCTCGGGGGCGGTCCGGGCGGGTTCCCGTCTCCCGCCGGCACCGGACGCTACCCGGCCTTCCGGACCACCACGCTGTGCCGTCCGGGTCCCGCCGTCGGACGGCCGCAGCGGTCAAGGTCCGGCACTACCCGTTTCCCTGCAACCGGCCGCGCTGAGGGCGCGTGCTGGCCAGCCACGCACGGGACGCCCCTGGGCTCAGAATGCCACGGCCATCCTGCGTCGACGGGGGCCGCGGCTGTCGGGTCAGCGGGAGGTCATCTGGTACGTGCCGGCCGGGGGCATTTCGTCGCCCAGGAGCGGCAGCGGCTGGGCGGTGAGGATGGAGTACGCCTCGGCGAGGTCCCGCAACGCGGCCGCCCCCGCCTGAGGGTCGAGGACACGCGCACGGTCGGCCTGGCTCCGGATCGCGGCCAGCAGCTCGCCGCGGATGGACTGCTCGGGAGAGTCGCTCATCCCGCCAGGATGACAGACGGAGCAGCCCCGCATGCCGTACGCGTCAACCGCGCGCACCCTGGGAACATGACCGGCTCACACCCCGTGGTGATCTACCCGCCCGACGAGGACGGCGGCCGGCGCGTCCGCATCGACGGCACGATCTCCGGCCGCGCCTACTCCGCACGGGACGTGGCCGCCTTCATGCAACAAGCCGGCCTGCACGAGTTCGACGAGATGGACGTGGTCCGCTCCGAACTGATCGAATGGCGCGGCGGCGGCCCCGACATCTGGACGAACTGACCCGCACGAAGCGGCCCGTCGCCTGAGGTGATCTCTCTCAGGTGGCGGGCGACTTTCTGTGCCCCGGGGACCCTTCTTGACAACATCGACGTACGTACGTCATAGTTGGGTCATCGCAAGGGGAGGGAGCCCACGATGAACACCACCGCCGCCGCCACCGAAGCCCGCGTCACCGTCGCCACCATCCGCACCTGGTGCCGGATCGGCGCCGTCGCCGCCGCCAAGGCCGCCGGCCGGTGGGTCATCGACACCGCCTCCCTCGCCGCCCGCATCGCCATCGGAAAGATGAAGCGCCCCGCCACGAAGCGTGCCCCCTGGACCGCCGAAATGATCGTCGCCATCGGCGGTCGGCGCTGGCAGAAGAACGGCATGGACCGCGTCTACCTCAACGACTGGCCCGCCTTCGCCGGCCTGGAGATCAGCCACTACGGCACCGGCAACATCGCCTCCGCCTCCTACCAGGGCAACGGCATCTCCAACCGGCAGGCGTACAAGCTGCTCTGGTCGATCAACAAGGTCTGGTTCGACACCGCAGACGGCAAGCTCCACTGCCGCTACGGCATCGACGAGTCCCGCGTCGCCGACCGCGACGAGCTGTGGGACGCCGTCGTCGCCGGCGTCCGCGCCGCAACCGACGCCCTCTGAACCCGCCACTCCACCACCCCCGGAAGGGACATCCCGTGAGCTACCGCACAACGACCAGCTACGGCACCTGGTGCAACCAGGTCAACACGTACTCCACCAGCCCCGACGTCGACGTCGTCGACTTCATCGGCGGCGCCGACAGCGACTGGCTGGAGCGCGTCGAGAAGTCCGGCGCGCTGGACAAGATGAAGGCCTGCTACCGGAGCGCCATCGAGGACGCCCTCCCGCCGAGCGTGTCCCTGTGCGGGGACGAGTTCATCGGCCCGTGGCAGCCCGAGGACGACGAGTGGGAGGGCTACCCCACCACCGAGGACGGCGGCCTGGACATCGCCGCCTGCCTGGAGGACATCGACCTTACGCCGATCGTCGACTACCACGACCCGGTCACCCTGGAGGAGATCGGCCGGGAAGACCTGAAGTCGACGGCGGCCAGCCCGGCGAAGGTCGCCTCGGGTGTGCTGTCGCGGCTCGGGCTGAAGCCGTACACCTACCTGCCGCACCCGGAGTCGGGCCGGCCGCAGGCCATCTACCTCAGGGGCGCCGTCCTGGAGGCCCTCGCCAAGCGGCCCGGCCGCGGCACCCGCACCGACCTCAGGGACAGCCAGTGACCCTGCGTCCTTCCCAACTCCCGAAGGTGCGGCGGCAGACGCTGCGGCACCTTCGGGACCCGGCATCGTCCCTCCGGTCCAAGACCAGCCCAGACGTCGCACCCGGGCTGGACGCTCTCGCCTCCATGCTGGAGGTCGGGGAACTCTTCTGGGTGCAGCAGGACATGGCCGCCCTCGCGATGCACGCCGGCGGGGAGCTGGCCGCCGCACGGTGGGCGACCGCCGACCGGCCCGCCCCGTGCGGGCTGCTGTACTGGCAGGACGGCATCGGCCACATGAACGCCGAGGGCGTACAGGTCCCGGTCGAAGCGTGCGCGTGGGGCCCGTACCAGGGCGATCTGATGGTGTGGCTGCTGATGTCCCGGACCCGGATGGCCGCAGAGATCGCCCCGCTCGCCCAGGCGCTCACGCTGGATGAGTCCCGGATGCCGCCGCTGCTCCCGATCTACGGTGGCACGATCCCGATCACGGACGAGCCACTGTCGATGGCCGAGGTCGACCCCCAGCTCACGCCGGCCGTGATTGCCGCGCTGGCGTCAGCGTGGCTGCTGATGCAGCAGCCCCTACTCGTCGATCGCACCCGGGAACGGGCCGACAAACCGACCGCCCGCGCCTACGCCCGCGACGACCTGCCCGCACCGGACGTGACCGTAGTCGATCTGCGCCGCCAGTACACGCCGCAGGACCGGGACCCGGATGCTGGGAACGGCCGGCACTACCGACACCGGTGGATCGTGTCCGGCCACTGGAGGAACCAGGCGCACGGACCGGGCCAGTCCCTGCGCCGGCAGACATGGGTGCCCTCCTATGTGAAGGGTCCGGAGGGGGCGCCGCTGCTGTCGACGGAGAAGGTCAACGTGTGGCGTCGGTAGAAACGCTTCGGCGCCCCACTACCTGAGAGACGTAGTGGGACGCCGGAAGTCGTGAGCAACGGGGGAGAAGGTGAAGGACACCCACCTGCTCCCCGGCTCTGCGAGACAAGGATGACACGGCGACGGCTCGCCCGACGGCCAATCCCGCAAATCCGCCGCCGGTTACCTGCCCCAGAGCACGACGAAGGCCCCCACCGCTTCGGCGGTGGGGGCCATGTCTCGCGCCACGCCAGAACCCCCGGCCAATCCGGTCGTCGGGCCCCATATCCGCCGGCGTCCCAGCCGCCACGCCTCAGAACCGGGGACTCCATTTCCGCAGGTCAGGCCCGATTGTCAGTGGCGAATGGGAGAATGAGAGAACACAGAGAGACCCCGGCGACGGGTGCAACCGTCCCGGGGCATGGCCGATCCGACTAGGAGATCGACGTGCTTCAGCGTACTTCCACGCCTGCTCCTCGTAGGCAACTTGCGCTTACCGACGCGGACATTGAACTGTTCCGTTCCCTGTGCAGTGAGCCGGACGGACGCCCGCTCTGCACCGTGCTCGACGACGTTGGGTGCATTCACTGGCGCGGCAAGGTCAACAAAGGCGGCTGGGGCCGTGCCAAGATCAGCGATCGCCGTCACCATGTCCCTGCTCACCATGTCGCCTGGGCGATCGCCTTCGGGGCGATTCCCGAGGACACGGGGCTGGAAGTCGACCACCTCTGCCAGGTCCGCGACTGCCTGAATGTTGCCCACTTGGAGTGGGTGACCACCTTGGAGAATCAGCGGCGAATCGACCTGCGGAGGCCGGTGTGTCGCCGTGGTCACGACTGGAGCAGCCTTGTGCCCGTGTTCCGACTCGACGGATGGGTACGCATCTGCTTCGACTGCCTCGCCGAAGGGCCGGTCAAGAAGAAGACTGACCGGCGCCGAGGGTACAAGAGCAAGGCGAGCAGGATGATCCGCTGCCCTCGCGGACACGACGTGAGTGGTGACAACGGGTACGACCTGCCCGATCTGCCGGGCCGACGGGGATGCCACGTCTGCACGGAGGCGTGGAAGGCAGTCTTGTAAGCGCACCTCCGTCGATCCCGTGCGCCGGGGAACACTGGAGGGGTGAACTCTCCCCTCCTCGCCCCGCTCGATGACCCCGCGTACACGCCGCAGCACCCGCCTCTCAAAGGCGAGGTGCCCCACGTCGTCGCTCTATGGGGACCGCGATCACAACTGCGCTGGTTCCGGCGCTTCGCCGACCACCTCAAGCCCCGCCGCGACTGGGGCCAGTACTACATCCACTCACTGGCCCACACCGGCCCGTGCTGCTCCTCCTGTGAGGACGAGTACCAGGCAGGCACCGGCGTGATGATGGACGGCCGGTGCTGCTGCCGAGAGCGGCTCACACCATGACCACCCAGCACGGCCGCGACGGCCGTCCCCTCGTCACCACCGACCTGGCCGCCTACTCCCTCGGCATGACCCCCAAACGCTTCCGCGACTGGGCCCGCCGACGCCACCTCACCCCCGCCAGCTCCCGCCCCAACCCCGCACGCGGCCAAGCCCTCGCCCTCTGGGACCTCGCCGACATCACAGAAGCCACCCAGCACAAGACACCCACCGGTGAATAGACCCCAACACACACCGCTTGACAGAAGATCCGCATGCCGATCATTCTGTGAGACGGTGGCTGCGGTGTCCCTGAGGTCTCACCCCCCCCCACACCTGCCACCACCCCCACACTCCCAGCCCGGCCACCGCGCCGGGCTTCCCCATGCCGGGAGGACCCATGCTCCGCCGACACAGCACCCAGTACGAAGTCCCCGGCAAGGGCCGCTACACCGCCACCTGGTGGCAGATCGGCACCCGCATCCTGCACCACCGCGAGCACCCCACCCGCTGACCGCTGACCCACAGCACCATGCCCCAGCTCAGCCCCCAAGAGATCGCCCGCCGCACAGCACTCGCCCGCAGCGGCCGGCCCTGGACCACCCTCCAAGCGCAGGTCTACACCGAAGAGACCCACTGCTGGATCTGCCACCGCTACGTAGACCAGTCCCTCCCAGGCCGCACCCACCCCATGGCACGCACCGTGGACCACGTCCACCCGCTCTGGCTCGGCGGCGAACCGCTCGACCGATCGAACTGCCGACTCGCCCACCGCCGCTGCAACACCATCAGGAACAACCGCCTCAGAGGGGCACAGCGCCCACGCCCAGCCCACACCGTGCCGGCCACAGCCCTCTGACCCGCGCGTCCGTCGCCTGACCAGGCCGTTCACCGCCCATGCCCGGCGCGCCCCATGATCGTCGTGCCGCTCCCGGTGATCTTGAGCCATGGGAATGATCATGGTGGATAGATCAACTTCGCTCACGCGAAGACGGTCAAATCGGATACGTGCAGGTCAGAGCATGTTTGCGCAAATGCGCGTGTGCGAATCCATTTTTTTCATGATCGACTCATTGACCCCGCGCCCAACTCAAAAAAATATCCCCCCGCTGAGATGGCCAGGGGTCTCCCAGGGTGGGTGATCTTCGTGGAGGTGCCCCCCGGACTGGGGGATCGGGGCCGGCGGATGTGGGAGGAGTCCCTCGCGATCTGGTCTCTGACTCCGGCGCATCTGGTGCTGCTGGAGGAGGCTTGTCGGATCGCTGACCGGCTTGACCTTCTGGACTCCATGTTGAGGGTGCAGTCGGGAGAAGTCAAGCCCGATGTCGCCCAATTCGCTGATTTTTCCGGGCTGTTGGCGGAGACCCGGCAGCAATCCAGTGCCCTCAAGCTCCTGCTGACGGAGATTCGCCAAGGTCAGGTGGGCGTCGGCCCGGCGAAGGACGAGGAGCCGTCGGGGGGTGTGGGTGTCTCCGACCTCACCAAGCGGATCGCTGACCGCCGCCGCAAGGCCGAGGGTTGAGGTCCACCCGCCGTACGCCTACACCCTCGGAGCGGAAGCCTGTGATCTGGCCGCCCGTGCCGGGCTGATCGCCGACCAGTGGCAGCGCGACGCCGTCGACCTGCTGTTCGCCTGCCGCGAGGACGGCAAGTGGGCCTGCTTCGAGTACGCCGAGCTGGTCGCCCGCCAGAACGGCAAGGGCGGCATCCTCGAGATCCGCGTCCTGCTCGGGTTCCTGGTGCTCGGCGAGGAAGTCATCCTCTGGTCCGCGCACGAGTACAAGACGTCGATGGAGGCGTTCCGGCGCGTCCGGCGGCTGATCAAGAGGCTCGGCAAGCAGGTCGGGAACAACGAGAACCTCTACGAGGTCGACGGCGTCCGCATCAAGATCTCGAACACCAACGGTGAAGAGGGTTTCGAGCGGCTGGACACCGAGGCCCGGATCAAGTTCGTGGCCAGGTCCAAGGGCAGCGGCCGCGGCTTCTCCGGCGATCTGGTCATCATCGACGAGGCTTTCGCCTACACGCTGATCCAGCAGGACGCGCTGATGCCGACCATGCGGGCCCGCCCCAACCCGCAGATCATCTACACCTCGTCGCCGCCGCTCGACGGTGATTCCGGCGACGTCCTGTACATGCTGCGCGCGCGAGCCGAAGACGGGGGCGACGACTCGCTCGGCTACCGGGACTGGGGCGCGGCCGGTGACCTCGACCACCTGGACGATGTCGACCTCGACGACCGGCGGCTGTGGGCGGCGACGAACCCGGCCTGGGGCACCCGGGTGACCCCGGAGGCCATGGTGCGTGACCGTCGCGGCATGTCGCCCAAGGGGTTCGCGCGGGAGATCCTCGGGATCTGGCCGCGCCGCTCGCAGGGCAACATCGTCATCGATCCGAAGTCGTGGGCGGCGATGGCCGACGAGCAGTCGGCGCGTACCGCGGCCGGCGGGGTCGCGCTCGGCGTCGACATCAGCCCGCTGCGGGACTACGCCGCGGTGTGCGTGTACGGCGTCCGTGACGACGGTCTCGGGCACGTGCAGCTCGCGGACTACCGGTCCGGTACGAAGTGGGTCATCCCGCGCCTGGTGGAACTGCGGGATGCGCTCGGTCCGATCGCGATCGCCATGGGCCGCGGCACGCACGCCTACCTGGACACGGACCTCAAGGCGGCCGGGTTCCAGCTCCCGGAGGACAAGGACTCGCCCGAGGCGGGCGATCTGGCGGTGACCGGCGCGGTGGAGATGGCGGCCGCCGCGGGCCAGGTCCTCGACGGGGTGCGCGAGCAGTCCTTCCGGGTCGTGCCGAACCAGCATCTCGACACCGCAGTGGCCGGCGCGAAGACCAAGCAGAGCGGCGACACCATCGCGTGGGCTCCGGCCAGTTCGGACGTGGAGATCAGCCCCCTGGTCGCGATGTCCCTGGCCCGCTGGGTGTACGTCGCCCGCAGCTTCCTGCTCGCCGAGGCGTCGTACGACGTCCTCGACTCGATCTTCTGACGCAGAACCACAACCGCAGCTCCCCAGGACCACAACCGCGGCCGTCAGCGGCCCCACCCAGGGAGGGGGCCGCATGCGCAACCCCTTCCGCCGGTGGGGCTGGACTCGCGGCGGCAACGGCGCGGCAGCGAGGGCGGCGGAGCAGCGGGACATCGGCGTCGGTGACGTGTCGTGGCCGGTGGACGATCTGGCGTCGCCGACGGCGGTGTCGGAGCACGGTGCGCTGCGGCTGACTCCGGTGTTCGCGGCGGGCCGGCTGCTGGCGTCGTCGGTGGCGTCGCTGCCGATCAAGCAGTACCGGCGGGTGGGTGAGACGACGTCGAAGCTGTCGCTGTCGTCGTTGTTCCAGAGGCCGTCGGCGCAGGGGACGATCGACGACTGGCTGTGGCGGGCGATGACGTCGCTGGTCTATCGCGGGAACGCCGTCGGTCTGGTCATGGAGCGGGACTGGCTGGAGTTCCCGACGCGGATCGAGTGGCTGAACCCGGCGGATGTGTTCGTCCAGGACGGCATGCCGATGGGGCAGCGCGGGTCGTTCACGGATCCGGTCTGGACGTACTGCGGGATCGAGATCCCGGCGTACGACATCGTGCACATCCCCTGGATGACGATGCCGGGCCGGGTGTGGGGGCTGTCGCCGATCGCCGCGTACGCGGTGACGGTGTCGACCGGTCTGGCCGCGCAGAAGTTCGTCGACGACTACTTCCGCTCGGGCGGGCAGCCGCCCGGGCACTTCCGCAACACGCAGCAGACGCTGACGCAGAAGGACGCGGGGACGATCAAGCGGCGTCTGGTGTCCGCGATCCGGTCGCACGAGCCGATCGTGTACGGCAAGGACTGGGAGTACCAGCCGATCACGATCAGCGTCCAAGAGGCGCAGTTCTGCGAGACGCAGCGGCTGACGGCCACACAGGTCGCGGCGATCTACGGCATCCCGCCGGAGAAGATCGGCGGCGAGACCGGCGGCTCCTACACCTACAGCTCCCCGGAGCAGCGGCAGATCGAGTTCATCCAGGACGCGCTGCTGCCGTACCTGGTGAAGCTCGAGAACCACCTCTCCGCGCAGTTGCCGCGCGGCCAGTTCATCAAGTTCAACGCCGACGCGCTGATCCGGGTGGACATCCTCACCCGGCACTCCGTCTACGAGAAGTCGCGCCTCATCGGCCTCAACAACCTCGACGAGCTGCGCGCCCGCGAGGACGAGCCGCCGATCCCGGACGGCCAGGGCCAGGACTACACGCCGCTGCCCATCCAGGCCGGCTCGAACATCACGGTCCCACAGATCCGCGGCGAGAGGCCGCCTCACGACACGGGGCTGCGCCTCGTCAAGGCCCCGAGGGGGAACCATGGCTGACCGCCGCGACCTCATCGACGTCCCCGAGCGGCGGGCGATCCAGATCAACGGCGGCCTCGAGCTGCGGGCCGACGGCGGGGAGCTGACGCTCACCGGCTACGCCTCCGTGTTCGAGTCGCCGTACGACGTGTACGGCGGCCCGCCGTACGGCTGGACGGAGATCGTCGACCGGAAGGCGTTCGACACCACGCTGAAGGCGAAGCCGGACCTCCACCTGCTCATCAACCACGAGGGCATGCCGCTCGCGCGCACGAAGTCGGGCACGCTCCAGCTCGCGGCCGACACCAAGGGCCTGCACGTCGAGGCCGACCTCGACCCTGATGACCCGGACGTGCAGCGGCTGCGCACGAAGATGCGGCGCGGCGACATGGACGAGATGTCGTTCGGGTTCCGGGTGAAGCGGCAGGAGTGGAACGAGGACTACACCGAACGCCGCCTGCTGGAGGTGTCCCTGCACAAGGGCGACGTCAGCGTGGTGAACTTCGGCGCGAACCCCGCCACGAGCGCGGAGATCAACAGCGCGGCCGGCGCCCTCGAGGTCCTGGCCGCCCTCGACCCCGACGCCGCCATGGCGGAACTCCGCTCGGACGGCGTCGACCTCCAGCGGCTCACGCGGGCCCGGGACAACGTCCTCGCGCTGCACCGGCAGATGAAGCCACGGCCGAAGGCAAAGGAATCCGGCTGGCTCACCGTGGCCGAGGCGCAGGCGATCGCCGAGGGCGGCGACGTTGCGGTGCGCCTGTCACCGCAGATCCCGGCGCACACCACCAGCGTGTGCACCGAGCCCGGCTTCGACCGTCGGACGGCGACAGCCGCCGCGGGCGGCAGCGAGGTCGTGCTGCGCTACATGCACGCCTGGGTCGACCCCGACGGTGACCCCACCGACGCCGCCTCCTACCGCTTCGCACACCACGAGCCGCGCGTCGGCGCGCCCGCGAACCTGCCCGCCGTGCGGCAGGCCCTGGCGCAACTGGCGAAGGCGGACATACCGCAGGAGCAGAAGGACGTCGTGGAGCGGCACCTGCGTGGCCACCTCGATGGCCCCGGCAAGCCGATGTTCCGCGAGCCCGCCGACTGACGTCGGCACCCCTGAGTTTCCCGTGGTCCAGCTCGGACCACGGCCGCTGTCGCCCGCCTGGCACTGGCGCACGACGGCTCATCACGGCCTGGCACTGGCCGCCGTCATGATCCGTAACGCCAGAAAGGCAGACTCGTCATGTCAGACGAGCGTTTCCGGCGGCTGGTCGCACGACGCGAGCAGACCGCCCGCGAGCGCGAGGACATCCTCGCCAAGCGCAAGGCCATCACCGACCTCGCCGAGGAGGAGGCCCGCGAGGACCTCCTCCCGGAGGAGGACGCGGAGTTCCGCGAGTTCACCGCGCAGATCAAGGCGAAGGACGACGAGCTGCGCCAGCTCGACGAGCGCATCTCGGAGCTGTCCGAGGAGGCCGAGCGCTCCCGCTCGGTCACCGAGGGCGCCGCCGCGGTGAAGCGGGCCAAGGCCCGCGTCGAGACCGTCAACGAGGCGCGCACCTACGTGCGCGGCAACGGCCGCTCGTACCTCCAGGACCTGGCGAAGGTCCAGCTCAACATGGACACCGACGGGCAGGCGCGCGACCGTCTCCAGCGGCACGCCCAGGACGTGGCCTCCGAGCAGGAGTACCGCGACCTCAACCGCACCGACGGCAACGGCGGCTACGCCGTCCCGCCGCTGTGGCTGATGAACCAGTTCATCGAGGTCGCCCGCGCGGGCCGCGCGTACGCCAACCTCGCGCTGTCGCAGCCGCTGCCCGGCGGCACCGACTCCATCAACATCCCCAAGGTCGCCACCGGCACCACCACGGCGATCCAGACCTCCGACAACGGCGCCGTGTCGGAGACGGACCTGACCGACACGTTCATCACCGCCCCGGTGCGCACCATCGCCGGCCAGCAGGACGTGGCGATCCAGCTCCTCGACCAGTCCCCGGTCTCCTTCGACGAGGTCGTCTTCCGGGACCTCACGGCGGACTACGCGACGAAGCTCGACCTCCAGGTCATCTCCGGCTCCGGCATGTCCGGCCAGGTGACCGGCGTCCGGGCGACGGGCAGCATCGAGACGGTCACCTACACGTCGGCCACGCCGACCGTCGCCCAGCTCTACTCGAAGATCGCGGACGCGGTGCAGCGGGTCCACACGCTGCGGTTCATGCCGCCGACCGCGATCGTCATGCACCCGCGGCGGTGGGCGTACCTGCTCGCGGCGACGGACAACAACGGCCGTCCCCTGGTGACGCCGGACGCGGGCAACCCGCAGAACAACATCGCCACGCTCGGCGCGGTCGCCGCGGAGCAGGTGGTGGGCCAGATGCACGGCCTGCCCGTCATCACCGACCCGAACATGCCCACCACGCTGGGCGCGGGCACGAACCAGGACGTGGTGCACATCGTCCGCGCGTCGGACCTGCTGCTGTACGAGTCGGGCATCCGCTCCCGGGTCCTGCCGGACGTGGGCTCGGGCACGCTCACGGTGCGGCTCCAGGTGTACGGCTACCTGGCGTTCACGGCGGCCCGGTACCCGAAGTCGATCGTCGAGGTGGCGGGGACCGGCTTGGTCGCCCCATCGTTCTGACGTGCCGTCAGTTAGGGGAGAGGGGAGCATCATGACGAACCCGTTCGAGGCGCTGCCCTCTCTCCTGGCCGGGCTCGGGCTCGACGTGCAGCATGTGCTGCACGTCGGGGCCCACCTGGGTGAGGAGGTTCCGTTCTACCGGCAGGCCGGGATCGGGGCGTTCACGCTGGTGGAGCCGAGCCCGTTCGCGGCCGGACGGCTGCGCGAGTCGTTCCCCGGGGCCACGGTCGTCGAGGCCGCGTGCGGCGCGCGGCCGGGCCGGGGCACGCTGTCGGTGAACGTGATCAGGACGTCGTCGAGCCTGGCCGAGCCGCATCCCGGGGACCGGATCCTGAGTACGGTGGCGGTGGACGTCACGACGGTCGAGGCGATCGCTGCGCCGGACGCCGACATGCTGGTGGTGGACGCGCAGGGGCTGGAGCTGGATGTGCTGAAGGGCGCCGGAGAGCGCCTGGCCGGCTTCCAGGTGGTGGTGTGCGAGACGTGCACCCTCGAGGACCGCACGATGGCCGCACCGCACGACGAGGTGGTGGCGTTCATGGCCGGGCAGGGCTTCGCGGTGGCGGCGGTGTGGGAGCGCAGCTACGAGGAGATCTCCTGGTATGTGCGGGGCGGCCCGGGCGAGGGCACGTCGTACGACCGGGTGAACGACGTCGTGTTCGTGCGGGAGGCGCTGGCGTGCGGGTGATCGTGGCGGCGGCCGGGCCTCAGACGAAGTGGGGCGGGCATCTGGGGGTGCGCTCGCACTTCGCGCCGGTGCGCGGCTCCCTGGACGCTGACGGTCCGGTGGTTCCGCTGCTGGAGCTCACCTTGGGGCGGCTGGCCGCCTTCAGTGCCGACGTGTGGCTGACGGTGCCGCCGGACGACCCAGGCCCTTACGAGGAGCTGGCGCACGCCTACGGGGTGCGGACGCACCGGGCAGCGCCCGGCTGCCGCAACGAATTCGAGTCGTCCCGGCCGGTGTGGTCTCACGTAGGCGTCAACGTGCTGCTGCTCGGCGACGTGTGGTTCACCGACCAGGCACTGGACACGATCTTCACCAAGGCGGACGTGATCCACTGGGGCGAGAGCTGCTTCAAGTTCTACGGCCGCGCGCAGGCATCCCGGATCACCGGCTCCCCGTGGGGGGAGATCTTCGCGAACTCGTGGCGGGGCCACGACAGCGCGAAGATGGGCCGCCTCACCTACGCCGTCCGCCGCGAGCAGGACGCGGGCCGTGCGGATCCCACGAAGCACGGGTGGACGATGCTGCGCCTGCTACAGGGCACGCCGCTGCGCGAGCACCTCGTGCAGCCGCCGTGGTGGGTGGAGATCGACGACGCCACCGACGACATCGACTTCCCCGAAGACTACGGCCGGCATCCGGCCACCCGGGGCCTGGCAGGGGGTGCGGCGTGCGCGTGATCGGCCTGCTGTCCTGGTACGAGGAGCCCGCCCCGTGGCTGGCGGAGTGCGTGGCCGGGCTCGCCCAGGTCTGCGACCACATCGTCGCCGTCGACGGCCCGTACGCCCTGTTCCCCGGTGCTGTCCGCAAGCCGGCGTCCGGGTCGGAGCAGGCCGACACGATCGCCCGCGCCGCGGCGGGCGCCGGGATCGGGTGCACGGTCCATGTGCCGCGCGAGCCGTGGTGGGGCAACGAGGTCGCCAAGCGCGACTGGATGTTCCGCCTCGCGATGACGATGGCGCAGCCGGGCGTGGACTGGCTGCTGCGGGTGGACGCGGACGAGGTGTTCACCCAGGTCCCCCCGGACACGAAGAAGATCCTCGGTGAGACGGATCTCGATGTCGCCGAGGTGATGCTGTGGGAGCGCGGCGACGGCCAGGACTCGCAGTTCCCGCTGCGGGTGCTGTTCCGGGCGCTGCCCGGCATCCGGATCGAGCAGGCCCACTACGTCGTCACGGCGCCGGGCCTGGACGGCGGGAAGCGGGTGCTGGTCGGGAACGACAGTGTGCACCGGGCCGAGCCGGCGCTGCCGCTGTGGGACGTCCGCCTGGAGCACCGTACGGGGCAGCGGTCGGCGATGCGGCGCGCCCTGAAGGACCAGTACTACGCCCGGCTACCCGAGATCGAGCAGGTGAGGGAACTATGAGCGAGATCCGTGACGTCGACGCGGCGGTCCGGCAGGCGATGATCGAGGAGTGGGCGTCGTATGCGGCCGCCGGACGGACCGCGCAGGCCGCGCACGTCGCCAGGGTGCTGCTCGCCGACTACGGGCACGACGTGAACGCGGGCGAGACGGAGCAGGAGCGGGAGGAGGCGGTCGAGCCGGCCGCGCCGGAGAACACCGCGGCGGCCGCGCTGCCGGAGACGGTCGTCGAGGCGAAGCCGGAGACCGCGGCCCGTCCCCGCACTGCGGCGAAGAAGACTGCGGCGAAGCCGGCCGCGAAGGACGCCTGACCGTGGCCGGGAATCTCACCGACGTCGCGGAGAACCTGGTGCTGGACTGGCTCAACCCGGCCGTCTCCGCGCCCGACCGGCCGGTGTCGCCGCTCAAGGTCGCGCTGCTCAGTGCGGCCGGGTCGGACGGGTCGGCGGGCACCGAGGTGACCGGCGGCGGGTACGCCCGGCAGGACGTGACCCTGTCGGCGGCGTCCGGCGGCGCCACGTCGAACACGGCGGACCTCGTGTTCACGGACATGCCGGTCGGGGACGTCGTCGCCGTGGCGATCTACGACTCGTCCGGCAGCCCCCGCCGGCTGTGGACCGGCCCGCTCGCCGAGCCCAAGACCATTGCGAACGCCGGCGACACCTTCACCCTCGACGCCGGTTCGCTGGACCTGTCGCTGGACTGACCGGCGCCCTCGTGCGCCGCCCGCCCTACGAGGGAGGTTCGGCGTGCCCTCCTTCGACGAGCTTGTCGACGACTTCGAGGACGGCACCCTCGACACCGGCCTGTGGTCGGGCAGCTACGGCGACCCGACCGAGGCGGGCGGGCAGGCACTCATCCCGTGCACGACCGGCTATGCCGGCCTGAAATCGGCGTCCGCCTACACGCTCACCGGGTCCGGGATCACCGCCCGGGTCCATGCGCCCGCGCCGGACGGCGCCACCTCGGCGGCCGCGTCGGTCCTGGTCCTCACCAGCACCGGCGGCACCGACGCGGGGTTCATCGTGGACTCCGCGCAGACGGCGCTCGGCCTGTACTCGCGCACCGGTTACGCCGACGGCGACGCCGTGTTCCTCACCTATTCGGCCACCGACCACGCGTGGCTGCGGCTGCGCGAGGACAGCGGGAGCCTGCTGTGGGACGCCTCCCCGGACGGCCTCGACTGGACCACCCTGCGCACCGCCGACACCCCGGCCTGGGCCGCCGACACCGACCTGGCGTTCCTGGTCGAGGGGCACCGCGACGCCGGGACGCCGGACACCATCGCGCTCGACTCGGTCAACGTCGCTCCCGTGGCGGTCGTGAACGGTACGGCCTCGCTCACCGCGTCCGCGACCCTGGCGGCCGCCGGACGCCCCAACGTCCGCGCGGCCGCCTCCCTGACCGGCAGCGCCCAGCTCTCCGCGCACGGGGCGGCCGGCGTCCACGGGGCGGCCGCTCTCGCCGCGGCGGCGAACGCGGCCTGCGCCGGGCGGGCGGTCACCCGGTCGGCGGCCGTGCTGTCGGCCTCGGCCACCCTGTCCGCGGCGGGCCGTGTCTCGTCCCCGGTCGCCCGCGGCCGCGCCGGTGCCGGAGTGTCCCGCCGTCCCGCCGCCTCGGGCGGCCTGCCCCGTACGCCGTCCGCCCGCCCGGGCCTGACCACGGGAGGCGGCACGTGATCGACCTCGGGTCCGTCGTCCAGATCGCCGTCGACGTCCGCGACGCCGACGGCGTCCTCACCGACCCCGACACCGCGGCGCTCACCATCACGCTGCCGGACGGCACCACCACGACGCCCGCGGTTCCCCTGCCGAGCGGCACGCCGGGCGAGGTCCGCGCCGACTACGTCACCGTCCAGCCCGGCCGGCACATCTGGCGGCTCGTCACCACCGGGCCGGTCACGGCCTACGCGGACACGTTCGACGTCCAGGACGGCGAGCCCGACGGCATCGTCTCCCTCGCCCGCACCAAGCGGCACCTGGGCATCGACCCGTCCGACACGGACCAGGACGAGGACCTGCGCGCGTGGATCGCGTCGGCGACCGACGCCATCGAGAAGCACCTGGGCCGGGCCGTCGCGCGCCGCACCGTCACCGAGCGGTGCACGCCCGACCGGTACGGGCGGCTCCTCCTCGGCACGCTCCCCGTCTTCGCCCTCACCGCCGTTGCCACGCCGGACGGCTCGCAGACCTGGGACACCGGCGACCTCGACGTCGACGCCGCCGGCACGGTCACCGCCCTCGCCGGGCCCGCGCTGAGCCGCACGGTCGACGTCACCTACCAGGCCGGCCCGTCCGCCATCCCCGACGGCGAGCAGCAGGCCGCGCTGATCATCGTGCAGCACCTGTGGGAGACCAAGCGCGGCGCGATGGGCGTGCAGCTCGGCGGTGAGGGCGAGACGTGGAATCCGGGCCGCGGCTATTCCATCCCGCGCCGGGCGATCGAGCTGCTCGACTCGAACCTGCCGGGGGTGGCCTGATGGTGTGGGGGGCGTCCGTTCCGGACGCGGCCGATGCCCTCGTCGACGCTTTCACGGTGGCTGAGGAGTTCACCGGCATCACCGTGTGGGACGGTCCCGAACTGTCCAAGGCCGTCCCGAAGGAGATGCTGTCGGTGGCGTTCACCGGCGACGAGAACGACTCCGACATCGACTCCAGTGCCGTCCCGGAGGGCATGACCGGCCGGGACCGGGAGACGTTCACCATCCGCTGCGCGGCCGCCGTCCTCATCGGCTCCGGGAAGGCCAGGGCGGCGCGGCGGCGCGCCTACGAGCTGTACGCGGCCGCCGGGGCCGTCATCGCGCGCGACCCCCGTCTCGGCGGCGCGGTGATGCGGGCGCGGCTCGGGACGCACACCTTCAAGCACATGCAGACCAGCTCGGGCACGCAGGCGCTGGTGATCTTCGGCGTGGACTGCGACGCGTTCACCCGCCGCTGACGTCCGGCATCGGCGCTTCGCAGTGCGGGCACACGGCCCGCCGCGCGGCCCGCTCGCCGGCCGCATTGGCCAGGCCGGCCGTGACGAGCAGGGCGGCCACCGCGGCGGCCAGGCCGAGCCACGCCGGGTCGATCAGGGCGGGCCAGACGGCCGGCATCACGAAGATGCCCCCACTGCCGGGCCGGGGGCCGCCCGCCACGGCGACGACCGCCACGGCCACCGCGGCGAGCTGGCACAGCGCAAGGAAGGCCAGCAGGCCCGCCGCGGCGCCCGGCCGGCGCGGCTTCACGAACCGCTCGCAGCGCCCGCACCGCGGCAGCCCCGCCAGCGGCTCCTCCTTCGCTTCCTGTGCGGCGGCCTGCTCGCGCAGCGCCTTGATCGCCTCGACTTTCGCGGTGCCGGTCAGCTCCGGGTGCTCCCGCTCGACCCGTGCCCTCGCGTCGCTCAACCGCATGACGCCCCCCTCTGAGTTCTTCGTCCCCTTCGGCTCGGATCGTCCCAGGCGCCGCCCGGGTGCGCAACGAGCGCAGCTCACAGCCCAGTTGGGAGTAGACAATGGCCGCCCTCACCACACAGGTGGTGCCGCTCGCCGGCCTGCGCTTCGACGACAAGCTCGTCTCGGCCGCAGGCGGCGGGGACACCGCGCAGACCGGCGCCGGAGTGTTCCTCGCCGTCAAGAACGGCGACAGCGAGAGCCACACTGTCACCCTCGCCACGCCCGGCACCGTCGACGGACTGGCCATCGCCGACCGCACGGTCACGGTCCCGGCCAGCCAGACCTTCCTCATCCCGGTCACCGACCGCTACCGCGACCCGTCCACGGGCCGGGCCGCGATCTCCTACGACGGCGTCACCTCCGTGACCGTCGGCGTGATCCGGGTGTCCGTCTGATGGCCGCCACCGTGTGGATGCGGCACCCCGGGCTGCCGCCGGAGCAGCTCGTCGAGGTGCCGGAGCGGGCGGTGCCGCACCACCAGGCCGCGGGATGGGAGACCGTCGAGCCGCCCGCCCCGGAGCCGAAGCTGCCCCCCGCCCCCGCGCGGGTCACGGCGGGGCCAGCCGCGGGCGCCCTCGAGGAGGGCGCCCTGCCCGAAGACCCGGCCCCCGACGAGGCGGCCGCCATCAAGCCCAGGCGCACGCGCCGGGCATCCACCGAGGCCGAGGAGAGCTGACCCATGGCCGCCACGCCGATCTCCGCGTCGTCCCGCTACATCCCGCCGGGCACACGCCAGTACTACTTCGTCCCGTCGATCGCCACGAAGGCGGCCCCGTCGCGTGCCGAGCTGAACGCGGGCACCGACCTGACCGGCGAGATCGCCGACGTCTCCGGTTTCCAGACCACGTCGGAGTCGCAGGAGACCCCCGACCTGGGCACCCGGTTCACGTCGAAGATCCCGGGCCGGATCACCGCCGACGACTCCAGCATCACGATGTACGCGTCCGAGGACTCCCAGGACGTGCGTCAGCTCCTGCCGCGCGACACCACCGGCTTCATCGTCCAGTTCCCCGAGGGCGACGAGGCCGGCAAGACCATGGACGTCTTCCCCGTGAAGGTGGCGTCCGCGCCGAAGATGACGGACATCGAGGACCCGGCGAAGATCGAAGTGCAGTTCACGATCACGTCGGAGCCGGCCGAGGACGTCACGGTCCCGGCGGCCTGAGGCCCCGCCGTGATCAGGGTCGACATGCGCACGGGCGACGACCTGCGCCGCATCGCCCGCGAGCTGAACCGGATGGACAACCAGGAGCTGAAGAAGCGGTTCCGCAAGGAGCTGCGGGCTGTCGCGCAGCCCTACGTGCCGCTGGTGCGCAACTCCATCCGGAACATCCCCTCCAAGCGGCCGTACACCGCCGACGGGCTGCGCGGCCGGATGGTGAAGGCGACCCGCATCGAGGTCCGCACGGTCGGCCGGGATGCGGGCGTCGCCATCCGCGTCGACGGCCGCAAGATGCCCCCGACGATGAAAGCCCTGCCCAAGGGCATGGAGGGCACCAAGCGGTGGAGGCACCCGGTCTTCGGCAACCGGGAGAACTGGGTCACCCAGAAGCCGCACCCCTACTTCTTCAAGGTCGTCCGCCTCGCGGGCGTCGCCGGACGGCGCGCCGCGGCCCAGGTCGTCGACTCCATCACCCGCGACATCCGCTGACGTCGCACCCTTCGCTGTCGCCCGCCTGGCACTGGCGCTCGACGGCTCATCACGGCCTGGCACTGGCCGCCGTCATGATCCGTAACGCCAGAAAGGCACTTCACCCATGGCGCTGTCCGCAGACGCGATCCTCGGAGCCGAGGACACCCAGATCAAGCCCGTCGACGTCCCCGCGTGGGGCGGCGAGGTCCTCGTGCGCGGCCTGACCGGCATCGAGCGCGACGCCTACGAGGCGAGCATCCAGCAGATCCGGCCCAAGCCCGACGGGACGAAGGAAGTCGTCCTGGTCCGCGACAACGCGCGCGCCAAGCTGCTGGTCAAGTGCCTCGTCGACGACAGCGGCAACCGGCTCTTCAAGGACACCGACGCGCCCGCCCTCGGCAAGAAGTCGGGCGCGATCCTCGACATGCTGTACGACGTGGCGGCCGAGCTGTCCGGCATGGGCGACGCCAACGAGCGGGAGATCGAGGGAAACTCCGAGGCCGGCCAGACCGGCGATTCGCCTTCGTCCTCGCCCGAGACCTCGGATGCACCGTCGACGAGCTCCTCCGACGGATCAGCTCCCGAGAGCTGAGCGAGTGGCGCGCGTTCTACCGCATCGAGCTGGAGGAGCGCGAGGCGGAGGAGCGCAGGGCCGCAGGCGGCCCCAGTAAGTCCCGCATGCCGAACCTGTAGACCGGCCGACCGGCCCCTGGACCGCGCGCGAGCGCGAGATGGGGGGCGCAGCCATGGCCACGTCCGCGATCGTCTACGCCCTCATCGGCCGGGACCGGGCTTCTGCGACGTTCCGGCAGGTCGGCCGGTCGGCGAACCGGCTGGCGTCCACGTCGACGAAGGTCGGCGCCGCCATCAAGGCGGGCCTGGCGGTCGGGGCCATCGGTCTGGGCGCGCTCGGCGCGGCGTCGATCAAGGCCGCGGGCGACTTCGAGAAGAACATGAACAGGGTCGCCGCCCTGTCCGGGGCGACCGGCAAACAGTTGGCCCGGCTGCGCAACCAGGCCAAAGATCTGGGCAAGTCGACCCAGTACGGGGCGGCGCAGTCGGCTGACGCCATGGCGCAGCTCGCCACGGCCGGCCTGACGGTGAACCAGATCTACGGGGCGATGCCGTCGGTGCTGTCGCTGGCGTCGTCGGAGCAGCTCAACCTGACGCGGGCCGCCGAGATCACGACGAACGTCCTGACCGGCTACGGCATGAAGATCGGGGAGATCCCGCACGCCGTCGACGCCATGGTCAAGGCGTCCGTGAAGGCCAACACCAGCGTCGATGACCTCGGCGAAGCCTTCAAGTACTCGGGGCCGATCGCACACCAGGCGGGGCTCCAGTTCGAGGAGGCCGTCGCGGCGACGGCCCTCATGGGCAACGCCGGCATCAAGGCGTCCATGGCGGGCACCGCGCTGCGCGGCGCGGTGACCCGGCTCCTGTCGCCCACGAAGAAGATCGCCACCACGCTCAAGGACCTGGGCGTGAACGTGTCGACGGCCGACGGGAAGCTGCGGCCGCTGACCTCCATCGTCGATCAGCTCGCCAAGAAGGGCGCGACGACCGGCGACATCATGACGATCTTCGGTCAGCGGGCGGGCCCCGGTATGGCCGCGCTGATCCAGCAGGGCTCGGACAAGCTCGCCCGGATGACCAAGGAGCTGGAAGCTTCCGGCGGCACCGCGGACCGCATCGCGAAGATCCAGATGAAGGGCTGGCGCGGCGAGGTCATCAGGCTGAAGAACGCGTGGGAAGGGCTGATGATCGAGGTCGGTGACACCGGCCTGCTGGCCGGCGCCACCAAGGCGCTGTCCGGGGTCACGCTCGCCGTGCGCAACCTGGCCGGCTGGGTCAACGACGACGGCATCCCGAAGGTCAAGGCGTTCTCCCACGCGGTCGCCGACATCGTGCCCGTCGAGCAGATCAGGTCCCGGTTCACCCAGGCCAAGACCATGGTGAGCGACTTCTTCACGGGCCTGACCGGCACGAAGAAGGCCGCCAAGGACCTGATGGGCGGCCTGTTCGACTCCTCGCCGCACCTCGGCTCCGGCAAGACGGGGGCGGCCGCGAAGGGGCCCGCGCTCGCCCCGAAGCCGCACTACGGGGTCGGGCAGGTCGCGCCGGCGGCCGGCGTCAAGGGGCCTGCGCTCGCGCCGATGCCGCACGGCGGGTCCGGGCTGACCGCGCCTCTGGCGAAGGTCAAGACGGCACCTCCGAAGTCGACGGCGCAGAAGCTGGGCGAGCAGATCCGCAACGCCGTCACCGGCGGGATCTCCGCGGTCGACTGGACCAAGGTCGGCGAGAAGCTGGGCAGTGCGCTCGGCACGAGTTTCCAGTGGCTGGCGAAGAACGGCGCGAAACTCGCCAAGCAGCTCGTGTCGGCGATGGCGTCGCTGGACTGGGTCGACATCGGCAAGCAGGTCGGCGGCAAGACCCTCGGCTTCATGATCGGCTTCATTGCCAGCTTCGGCCAGGAGCTGTTCTCCGCGGACTTCTGGAAGAAGCACTTCTGGGACACGGTGATCGCCGCGCTGTCCCTCTTCGGCATCGGCAAGATCGCGGGACCGATCAGCAAGGTCCTGTCGAAGATCCCGATCCTGAAGATGTTCGCGCCGCTGTTCTCCGGCCTGTCCAAGATCACGGCGCCGATCTCGAAGCTCTTCGGAAAGATCTTCAAATTCATCGGCTCCGGCCTCTGGAAGGGCCTGGCCAAGATCTTCCCCCGGGGCGCGGCCGTCATCGAGCGCGAGGCCGGGCTGATCACCACGCGCCTGGGCCTGTGGGGCCTGGAGCTGCTCGAAAAGGGCAAGGGCGCCCTCAAGTCCCTCGGCACCGGCTTCCAAAAGGGCGCCACCTGGGTCCTGTCGAAGATCGGTGAACTCCTCGGGCTCATCCTCAAACCCTTCGCCAAGCCGGCCGGGTGGCTGGTCTCCAAGGGAACCGCCCTCGTCAAGGGCCTCGGGCGAGGACTGCTCACCGCGGCAAAGGGCATCGGCGGCTTCGCCAAGCGCATCATCATCGACCCGATCGTGGGCGCGTTCCGGTCGGCCGGGACCTGGCTGCTCGCCAAGGGCTCGGCGCTCGTGTCCGGCTTCAAGTCCGGCGCGATCCGCGTGGCCACCGGCATCGGGTCCTTCGGCAAGAAGTGGATCGTCGACCCGGTCGTGGGCGCCTTCAAGTCCGCGGGCACCTGGCTGCTGACGAAGGGCCGCGCGCTGGTAGCGGGCTTCAAGTCCGGCGCCATCTCCACGGCGAAGGGCATCGGCGCCTTCGGGAAGAAGTGGGTCGTCGACCCCGTCGTGGGCGCGTTCCGGTCGGCCGGGACCTGGCTGCTCGCCAAGGGCCGCGCGCTGGTGGCCGGCTTCAAGTCCGGCGCCATCGGCGTGGCCAAGGGCATCGCCGGGTGGACGAAGACCCATGTGATCTCGCCCGTGACCGGCGCGTTCTCCAAGGCGAGCACGTGGCTGACGGCCAAGGGAACCGCGCTGATCTCCGGGCTGAAGTCCGGCATCACCGGCGCGATCAAGGGCGTCGGGTCGTGGATCAAGAAGAACGTCGTCGACCCCGTCGTCAACGCGGTCAAGAGCTACTTCGGGATCCACTCGCCGTCGAAGGTGTTCGAGGGCATCGGCGGCCACCTGGTCGCGGGCCTCTTCAAGGGCCTCGCCAAGACCAGCGGCGGAGCCATCGCCCGGAAGATCTTCGGCGACATGCCCAGCGCCCTGGGCTCCATCGTGAAGAAGGGCCTCGTCTCCGTCTCCAGCCTGCCCGGCAAGGCGCTCAAGGCGCTCGGCGGCCTCGGCTCCAAGCTGGGCGACATCTTCGGCAGCCTCTTCGGCGGCGGCGGCGGAGGCGGCGGTAAGGGCGGCGGGACGTGGGCGCCGCTGGTCTCCCAGGTCCTCGCCATGCTCGGCGCCCCGGGCAGCGCGCTCCAGCCGGTGCTGAAGCGGATCCAGATGGAGTCGGGCGGCAACCCGATGGCCATCAACCTGTGGGACTCCAACGCCAAGGCCGGGCACCCCAGCCAGGGCCTGATGCAGACCATCCCCAGCACGTTCGCCGCGTACGCGGGCCCCTTCAAGAGCCGCGGCATCTACGACCCGCTCGCCAACATCTACGCCGGCGTCAACTACGCCATGCACCGCTACGGCGCGAACTGGGTCAGCGTCATGACCAGGCCCGGCGGCTACGCCAAGGGCACCCGCGGCGGGCTCGCCCCGTTCGGCCAGACCGCGTGGGTGGGCGAGAAGGGCCCCGAGCTGATGCAGGTCACCCCGAAGGGGACCCGCATCTTCTCCAACAAGGACTCGATGGCCATGGCCGGCCAGATGGGCATCAAGCTGCCCGGCTACGCCTCCGGCACCATCCAGAACGCATCCGACCGCCAGCGCCGCGCGCGGGCCAAGGTCGAGGACGCCAAAGAGGCGGTCGCCACCGCGAAGCGGCGCCGCAAGGGCCTCGCCGCGGCGCAGAAGAAGCTCCAGGCGGCCCAGAAGGAGCTCGCGGCCGCGAACGTGAGCCTGAAGAACGCGAAGCGGTCGGCGAAGAACTCGATCTCCAACACGATCAAGACCGGCCTGCTCAAGACGCTCCAGACGGGCACGTCGGCGAAGATCGGCTCCACGGTCAAGAGCCTGGCGACCAAACTCCTCAACGCCGGCTACGACAAGACGGCCGCGAGCATCCAGAAGAAGGGCTCCAGGCTCCAGACCCTCGCCGACAAGCGGGCCTCCATCCAGTCCCAGATCAAGGCCGCGAACGAGTACGCCACCGACCAGGCCGGGAACATCAAGGAGTTCCTCTCCATCGCCGGCACCTCCGCCGGCTCGGTCAAGGATCTGATATCGCAGCTCACCGGGCAGCAGAAGACCGCGTCCGGCTTCGTCTCGCTCAGCAAGTCGCTGAAGGCGCGCGGCGCGTCCAAGGATCTGCTCCAGCAGTTGTCGGACGCCGGGCCGGGCAGCCAGCTCGCGACGCTCCTGTCGGACCGCTCGGTCACCACCCAGGACATCGCCAAGCTGAACTCGCTGATGAAGTCGGGCAACAGCCTCGCCACCAGCTTCGGCCGGGACATGGCCGATCTGATGTTCGACAGCGGCAAGGATGCCGGGAAGGGCTTCCTCGCGGGCCTGAAGAGCCAGGAGAAGGAGCTCGGCCAGCAGATCAGCAAACTGGCGTCCGAGCTGGTCAAGCAGATCAAGAAAGCCCTCAAGATCAAAAGCCCGTCGGTGGTCATGCGCGACCAGATCGGCAAGAACGTCGCCCTCGGCGTCGCCGAGGGCATCGACGTCCACACCCCGACCGTCGTCACCTCCGCGCAGCGCATGGCCAACGCCGCCGTCGGCGTCTCCACCCGCCGCATCGTCATCCCCAGCCCGGCCGGGACCGAAGCCGTCCGGCAGGCGCAGGCCGTCCGGGAACTGGCGGCCGCGGTCCAGGCGAGCGGCGGCACGGGCGACGGCCAGCTCACCGGCGAACTGCGCCTCGACAGCGGCGAGCTGCTCGGCATGTTCCAGGGCGTGGTCCGCCCGATGATCAAGGCCAGTGAGAAGAAGATGGCGTACGAGGCGAAGGTGGGGCCGCGCGGATGACGATCTCGTTCGGCGCCGCCGGGGCCTCCTCGTCGGCAGCGGAGTCGGTCACGCCCGCCCTGCCGGCCGGAGCGAGCGCCGGGATGCTCGCCGTGCTCCAGGTCGTGTCCGGACACCAGGACGATCCCGTCCCGGCCACCCCGTCAGGGTGGACGTTCGCGGGCTCCGCCAGCGGGGGCGGCGGCGCGTTCGGCGCGGCCGCCGGGCCCCGCCGCCTCACCTTCTTCGTGCGGGAGCTGGTGGCCTCCGACACCGCGCCCACCGTGTCCATCCCCACCGGCGGCACCGGGTCGACGATCGCCGCCCGCATCTACTCCTTCACGCGGTCGGCCGGGACCGGCTGGCGGTGGGCGTACGCCTTCGGCGAGGACACCTCCTCCGGCACCGGCTTCTCCGCCGCCTCGAGCACCGCCCTGACCTGGGTCGCGGGCGACACGGCCGTCATCGGCTACGGCATCCCCCTGTCCACGGCCAGCTTCAGCGCCGAGGCGATCACCGCGTCCGGCATCACCTTCGGCACGATCACCGAGCGCGCCGACGACGCCATCACCGCGGGCCACGACTCCCGCTTCGTCACCGCGACCGGCGCGGTCTCCTCCGGATCAGGCACCCAGGCGCCGACCCTGGCCGCGACACTCAGCTCCGCGTCCACCGGCGTCGCCGGCGTGCTGCGCCTGCGCGAAGCCGGAACCGACATGGAAGCCTTCCCGCAGACCGTGTTCCCGCCGCGCAACCTGATCTCCGCGACCGGGCTCCTCGCCGACAACATCGCCAGTGTCGGCCTCTACCGGCAGGTGGGCGACACCCTCACCCCGGTGCGCGCGGCCGTCGACGTCGACGTGAGCGGCAGCGACGTGCTGCTCCGCGTCGACGCGGAGCAGCCGTTCGGGGTCGCGCACGAGTACCTGGCGGTCCTCACCGACGTCAACGGCCTCCAGTGGACGATCTACTCCAGCACGATCACGTCGACCGTCGACTCCGACGTCATCTCCGACGCCGTCCGCGGCATCGGCGCGGCGGTGCGCATCGAGACACCGCTGGAGTGGCAGCGCACCCGCGACGCGACCAAGTTCAACGCGGGCGGCCGCATCATCGTCGTCGGCAAGACGCGGTCCGCGCCGTCCACCACGATGACCGTGCGCACGGAGACCGACGCCGCCGGCGACGCGCTCAACGCCGTCCTCGCGGACCTCACCGAGGGCGTCCTGCTGTTCCGCAAGCAGGACTCGCTGAGCCGCCTCGACGGCTACTACGCGCTCTCCGACGACACCGAGTCGCCCAACTGGTACGACTCCTACCGGTGGTTCCAGTTGGAGGTGCAGCAGACCGAGGCGTGGCCGTCGGTCCTGGAGGCCGCCGGCTTCACCCTCCAGGACATCGCCGACAACTACAGCTCGCTCCAGGACATCGCCGGCGACTTCACGCCCGGCGACCTCCTGGACATCGCCCTGTTCGACTTCGGGGCCTGACGTGCTGGACATGTCGGACGAGGCGCTCGCGGTCGTCGAGCGGTCCTACACCATGGACGTCCGCGCCGAATGCTGGCTCGGCGGCGAACTCGTCACCGACGCGATCCCCGTCACCGACGGCAGCGAGGACCGCGACCGGTCCCTCGGCGTCCCCGAGCGCATCAGCCTGACCGTGCCGCGCCGCGACCGCGGCGTCACCTGGGACCCCGGCGCCGATCCCGCGCACCCGCTGGCCGCCTACGGGCAGCAACTCCGCATCGACTACGGCGTCCAGGTCGGCGGCCACTGGGAGTGGATCAACCGCGGCTGGTTCCTGATCACGAACTCGGACGTGGACGGCGACACCGTCTCCGTCGAGCTGCAAGGGCTCCTCACCCTCATCGACGAAGCCAAGCTCGTGGCCCCGTTCCAGCCGTCGACGACCGACACGCTCGCCTCCACCGCCCGCGCCCTCGTCGAACCCGCCCTCACATGCTCCTTCGACGGCGCCCTCGTCGACCGGGCCGCGTCGTCGTCGATGCAGTGGGACTCCGACCGCATGGAGGGCCTCAACGACATCGCCTCCGCGTGGGCCGCCGAATACCGCGTCACCGAGGACGCCCTGCTGCTGTGGGCGCCCCTCGGCGACACCGGGACCCCAGTCCTCAGCCTCACCGACGGCGTCGGCGGCACCGTCATCCGCTGGCAGGGCTCCACCAGCCGCGAAGGCGCGTTCAACGTCGTCGTCAGCCAGGGCGAGGACTCCGCCGGCAACCAGATCCAGGGCGTCGCCTACGACGAGGAAGCAGGCAGCCCCTTCCTGTACGGGGGCACCTTCAACCCTCTGCCCGTCCCGTACACCGAGTCCTCCCCGCTGCTGACCACCGTCGCCCAGTGCCGCGCCGCCGCCCGGGCCACCCTCCAGCGGCTGCGCCGGGCCAACGGACGACGGCTGGGGGTGACGATGGTTCCCCACCCCGGCCTCATGACCGGCGACATCGTCTCGGTCACCGGCCAGGGACTGCGCAACGCTCCCTGCGTCATCGAGTCGCTGTCCCTGCCCTACAGTCCCGACGAGATGTCCCTGACCGTGAGGGTGCTGCCGTCATGAGTCTCGCCTGGAGCAGGGGCACCGTCGGCCGCAAGGGCAAACTGACGCGGCGGGACTCCCTCGTCGGCACCGCCCAGTCCGCGTCGTCCGGCGGGGCCTGCGTGGCCACGATCGCCGGCCTCACCGTCGCCGTACGCGTCCCGTCCGCGCTGACCGTCGCCGCCGGCGACAAGCTCCTCATCATGCGCAGCGGCTCCGTCTACTACGCCCTCTGCATCATCCAGGCCGCCCCCACCGTCATCCCCGCCCCGGCCGTGCCGACGGACCCCCCGCCGGACACCGGCGACGTCGCACCGCCCACCAAGCCGACCGTGACGACGGGCACCCTCGTGTGCACGCCCGTCGCCACCGCGAGCTACCGCGACGGCTCCTGGCGCTCCGACGGCAACCCCGTCAACAGCTTCGACACCTACCAGGGCCGCTACTCCGGGAGCTCCTTCGGCCGGATGACGGGCTGTGCCTTCTACGGCAGCAAGCCGCGCAGCATCGCCGGAGCCACCGTCACCAAGGCCACCCTCAAGGTGAAGCGGCTGTCCGGCGGCGACTTCGCCGCCCGCACCGCCACCCTGCGCCTGGTGTCGCAGTCCACCAGGCCCTCCGGCGCTCCCACCCTCAACGAGACCACGTCGGGGCCAAGCCTCGCCGTCAACGCGACAGCCTCGGCCTTCGTGATCCCGGACGCGTGGGCCCAGGCCATGGTCGACGGCACCCGCGGCGGCCTCGCCATCTCCATCGGCTCCGACTCGCCCTACATCCATCTGGCGGGGCGCGGCTCGTGGTCCGCCGCCTGGACTCTGACGATCTATTGGCGCCGGAATTCGTGAAGCCGAAGCCGGCAACGACCGGCCCCTGACCCCGCCCGCCCCAAGGCCCCGCTCATGCGGGGCCTTTTGCATGCCCGATGGAGGCGCACGTCATGAGCGACCAGACGACGAAGGGCATCACCTACCCCCAGTCGACTGATCACACGCGGCTGTGGGAGCACTTCCAGACCCTCGCCGACGGCGCCGACGCCATCATCATCGGCGGCAAGGACGTCCAGGTGTTCACCAGCTCCGGCACCTGGAGCAAGCCCGCCGGCGCCATCCTCGTCACCGTCGAAGTCGTCGGCGGCGGCGGCGGATCGGGCGGCTGCGCCTCCACCAGCGCCGGACAGGCAGCCTGCTCGGGCGCGGGCGGCGGCGGCGAGTACGCGCGCGGCACGTACAAGGCGTCGACGTTCGGCTCCACCGTGTCCGTGACGGTCGGCGCGGCCGGATCCGCCGCGAGCGCGGGCAACAACGCGGGCGGCAACGGCGGCACCAGCTCCTTCGGCGCCACGGTGACCGCGGCGGGCGGGGCAGGAGGCGGCGGGGCGGCCGCCTCCTCGACGAACGACGTGTCCGCGGCAGGCGCCGGCGGTACCGGCGGCTCCGGCGGTGATGTGCGCATCCCCGGCGGAGGCGGCGGGAACGGGGCGGTGATCTCCGCCGTGCCGATCAAGCAGGCCAACGGGGGCGCCTCCGCGCTGGCCACGCCCGTCCAGCCCAGCGGCTCCACCTCCGGCCAGCGCGTCGGCACCGCCGGGCACGCCTACGGCGGCGGCGCGTCCGGCTCCTCCAACGGCGCCTCCTCGTCCGCCACGGCCGGAGCAGCCGGTGCGGCCGGCGTCGTCATCGTGACCACCTACACAGCGTGAAAGGGGGCACGGCGTGAGCGAGACATCAGCCGGCCTGATCCTGAACGGCGCCTACGTCACGGACGAAGTCACCGCCACCGCGCTGCCCGTGGACCTCGCCACGGACACCTGGCGGACCGTCATGAGGGCCGTCGTGCCCGTCGCGGCCGGAGACCGCCTCGACGTCACCGCCCGCGCGCGGGTGACCAACGACGTCGGCGTCGCCCGGGGAGACAGCGGCTACACCGTCGGTGTCGGCGCGCACCTGTGGGTGTACGACTGCGACCCCGACCCGGGGCCCGACGGCACCGTGCCCGTCGTGTCCGAACGGCCCTGGACGAGGATCGCCCCGAGCTGGGGCGACAACGTCAGCCGGGACCGCCACCACCTGCCGATCGCCCTCACCGCGATGTGGGACGTCCCCGCGGCCTGGCCGGCCGGTCACCGGGCCGTCGTCGTGCTCCGCGCCGACGCCCACTCCACCGCATGGAGGGCTGGCGACACCCTCACCGTCGATGCCGGCTACGGGCAGCTCATCGTCCGCCGCTGGACACCCCTCAGCCTGATGGGAGTCTGCTGATGCCCCACCCCACCCCCGGCCGCACCGTCCTGTACCGCCTGTCGGACGAGGACGCCCGGCACATCACCCACAACCGCGCCCACAACGGCGTCACCGGGAACTTCGTCGACGCAGGCCAGGTCTACCCGGCCGTCGTCGTGCGCATCTTCCCCGGCGACCCGCACGGCGTCGCCAACCTCCAGGTCCTCCTCGACGGCCCCGACAGCTACTGGGCGACGTCCCGCCACGAGGGCACCGAGCCCGGCACCTGGTCGTGGCCGGAGCGCGTGTGATGGCCCGCCACAACCCGGTCGACCTCGCCCGTGCCGCGTTCGCCGCCTACGGGGATGCGGCCGGCGGCCTCACCCACGACGGCCGCACCATCCCCGCGTGGGAGGACCTCGGCGAGCACGTCCAGCAGGCGTGGACCGCGGCCGCCACCGCCGTGTTCCGGAAGGTCACAGCACCACGATCGGAGGGCACCCCATGAGCACCGGCCCCCAGACCTACCCCGGCGCCAGCAAGGCCTACTGGTACCAGGACGCCTACCCGGGCAACGCGCAAGAGGTCAACGTCGTCGTCCTGCACACCACCGAGGGCCGCTCCGTGCCCACCTACGACGGCGGCGCCCTGGCACCCAACCTCACCGCCCTGCCCGATTTCACGGCGAAGAAGCTGAAGTGGTTCCAGCACTTCGACTTCGACCGCTCCTCCCGCGCCCTGCGCAACCTGCCGGGGGGCGTCGAGACGAACACGCTCAACGTCTCCCAGGTCGAGCTCGTCGGCACCTGCGACCCGGCCACCCACGCCAAGTGGCAGGCGGCCGGCCAGCAGCACATCTACTGGCCCGAGGCACCCGACTGGGCGCTGCGGGACGTGGCCGCGTTCCTCGCCTGGGCGCACGCCCAGCACGGCGTCCCCCTGACGGGGCCGAAGACCTGGAAGGCGTACCCCGGGTCGTACGGCGGCTCCAGCGGGGTCCGCATGACCAACGCGCAGTGGTCCGCCTTCCGCGGGGTGTGCGGCCACCAGCACGTCCCGGAGAACGACCACGGCGACCCGGGCTCGATCGACTTCGCCCGCATCCTCGAACTCGCCAACGGCACACCGCAGCAGGAGGACGACGTGGCGCTGACCACCGACGACGTCAAGAAGATCTGGACGACCGACGGCTTCGTCCCCAACCCCAACCCGGCCACAGCCCCCACCAACGCGTTCATCAAGCCGGTGAGCGCCCTGTACAACATCGAGGCCATCTCCCGGCGCATCGACAAGGGCGTCGCCGGGCTCATCGCCTCGAACGCCGCGCTCGTCGCCGCGGTCGGCGCCCTCGCCCAGGGCGGCGGCCTCACCGCGGCCGAGATCCAGACCGCAGCCGAAGCCGGGGCGAAGGCCGCCCTCGAGCAGCTCGGCGCGAAGCTCCAGGAGGACTGAGCCATGCATCTGCCCCGCTACGCCAAGGCCATCGCCTCCGCCTGCGCGGCCGGCGCCGCCTCCCTGGTCACCGCCCTCGCCGACGACACCCTCACCACCGGCGAGGGCATCACCGCGGTGCTCGCCGTCCTCGGCGCGCTCGGGATCACGTGGGCGGTGCCGAACCGGGAGCCCAGGGACGCGGCATGACCTCACCGGCCCCGGACCCTACGACGAACGTCGCCGTCGAACTGGCGCAGCTACGAGGGGAGATCAACACGGGGCTGGAGAGCATCAAGGGCACCCTGAACATCCTCGTCGAGCGGACCACCCGGACCGATGCCGACCTGCGGCAGCTCAAGACCGACATGGAGAAAGAGCTCGACGAGCTCCGCACCGAGGTGAACGAGCTGAAGAAGGGCCGCTGGCCCCTCGCGCAGATCGGCGCGCTCGCCACCGTGGCGGGCGTCGTCGCCGCGGTGATCGCCCTGTTCCTCAACTGATCCGCCCTACCGTCTACAGACGCCGTCAGATCGTCTACTGCCCCCCGCCGCCTCCGGGCGGCGGGGGTCTTTCTGCATGTCCCGGTCGGCCCGGCTGCGTCCGACCCGTACGACAACGGCCCCCACCCTTGAGGGTGGGGGCCGTTGAGCGGGTCCCGGGCTGCGGCTCCGGGGTACCGTTCTGAGTGTCGAGTTCAGAACGGAGACCAGTATGCCCCCGTCCGCAGAAGAACACACAGGCGCACGCATCGCGCACGCGCGCAAAATCCGCCGACTGACTCAGCGCGAGCTGTCCGACCTGTCGCACGTCTCCTACAGCACACTCACCAAAGTCGAGCAGGGCGTCATGCCCGCCAGCCCATCGGTGATAGGAGCCCTCGCCCGCGCCCTGTCGGTACAGGTCGCCGAACTCAACGGCCAGCCCTACCTGGACGAGCTGCGGGCCGACCAACTGGACGGCTTGATCAACCCGATCCGCGAGGCGCTCAACGTCTACGACCTGGGAGTCGATCCGGAACTCGCGCCGCGTCCGGTGGCGGAGCTGGAGGCGGAGGCCGACGAACTGTGCGCCATGGTCCGCGCCACGCAGATCAAGCAGGTGGCAGCCGCGCTGCCCAGCCTGATCCTGGAGGCCACGACGGTGGCGCACGCCACCCCCGCCGACCGCAACTGGCAACTCCTGGCGGGCGTGTACCGGACCGCCTACGACGTGACCACCAAGCTCGGCTACCCGGACCTGTGCACGGTGGCACTGGACCGGATGGACTGGGCCGCGCAGCGGGCGTCCGATCCCGTGCTCAGCGGGATGCGCCAGTACCTGCGGGCTCTGGCCTATCTCCGCGCGAGTGACTACAAGACCGGCAAGCGCCTGGTCAGCCTGGGCATGTCCACGTTGCAGCAGGCGGAGCCGGGACGTGTCCTGGACGTCGTCACCGGCCAGTTGCACCTCGGTGCCGCTGTCCTGGCGGGCCGGGACAAGGACCAGGACACGGCTGAGGGCCATCTCGGTGAGGCGGCGCGCATTGCGAAGCGGACGGGGCCGGCGGAGAAGGTGCACTGGCTGTCGTTCGGTCCGACCAACGTGGGCGTGCACCGGGTCAGCGTGCTGGCGGAACTCGACCTGTACCCCGAGGCGGTCCAGCAGGCGGACGAGATCAGCATCCCCGACGGCTGGCCGCCGTCCCGGCTGGCGCACCATCACGCCGAGGTGGCCAGGGCGCAGATGTGGGCGGGGCAGGTGGACGGGGCCTTCAAGAATCTGGTGGCCGCGCGGAAGCTGGCTCCTCAGCAGACGAGGTATCACCCGACGGTGCGGGAGACGTACTGCGGCCTGGAGGCGGCGAAGCGCCAGATGCCGGACTCGTTCTCCAACTTCGGCGTATGGCTGGGGGTGTGACGCAGAGTCAACCAAAGGCCGGAACTATCAGCGAAGTCTGATAGTTCCGGCCTTCGTCTGTCGGCACTCTGCTAGCACCGACCCCCGCGGTCGCGCGAACGACCCGGGGTGTGGCCTACCTGAGAGAGCAGGTCGACAATGACAGACCGTACAACCCGACCCGGCCTTGTGGCACTACGCCCGCTGGAGACGGAGCCAGGCGTCCTGGTGCACAGCCGGGCCGACCGTGAGCTGGCCGTCAGGCACTGGCTGCTGTCCACGCTGCCCGATCCGAAGAAGGGCATCGGCGAGTGGCGGGCGACCGGCGTCGCCATGCTGCCGCTGGGCATGCTGTTCTCCGCGGTCCGCCTGCCGGCGCAGCTCGTGCTCGCCTCTCCCGGTGCATGCTCCGTGCCCTCCGCCGAGATCGACGCCACCCTCGGCGAGGTGCTCGGCGGCGCCCCGGTCATCTGCGACCCGCGTCACCAGCGGTACTACGTCCTCGTCCCGGCGAGCATGCCCGTCACCTGGAGCGCGGCCGCCGACGACTGGCGCGTGGTCGACGTGGACGTGCTGGGCCGCGGCACGCTGCTCGGGATCCCGAAGCTGTCCCGGACCGAGCCGCACCCGCTGGACACGTACTGGTCCGTCCCCATGGAGTCCGCCGCCGTCCTCGGCGAGCCGATGGTCGTGGCCCGGTTCATCGCGGCCGCCGTGCATCTGATGGGGCCCGGCGAGCAGTAGCGGCCGCGCCGCTCGTCCTGGTGCAGGCGAGACCCTAGAGAACCATGCACCCCTAGGCGGCCGTCCCGGGTCAGGGCCGCACCGGATGCCCCTGAGCGATGTCCACACGGCTCGCCCGGAGGGATCCCGCCCCATCGAGGATCCGGAAGACCTCGGTGGGGCGGACCTATGAGGAGGAGACGATCGGTGGACGCTCAGGACGAGGACCCTCTGCCGCCTCCGGCCCCGTTCATGTGGGCGTGCGCGCGGTGCACCGTGCTGCTGCGCGCCCTGGGCGGGGTGGTCGAAGCGGACGCCGGGTGCTTCTACGAGCAGTTGGCGGTCGCTCGCCATGTGGTCGAGGAGCACCCCGAGGAGGTTCCGCCGGCGCACACCGACGGCTGCGAGCAGTGCCCCCACTACGCCGCCCGTGGCGATGGGGATCCGGGCGGCCACTGGGCTGAACACCGGGCGCGCGGCCTGTTCCTGCCGCCGCACATCGCCAGGCTGCTGTAG